AACGTCATTCGTGGTAATGTTATAGAAGGCATTCTATTCAAATCTGGATCAGCCAATGCCCGTGCAAGCACCTTTTCACGTGGTCCATATGTGATAGGTACTTTAATGGATGTTCTCATATCTGAGTCGGCGTCGTAACGATTCAGGTACACGTCGTTAAACAACGTACCGAACACGGCCACATATTTCCGTATCAAGCTATGGTAATAAACATGACCAAACATTAGTATGTACCCTCACTGAAAGGATCACGTTCTGTAAAGTCGATGATACCATCAGCCACTGTTTCAATTTCCTCGTTCTGGGATAAGGGATCGTTTTCTTGATCGTTACTGTCAAATTCCTCTTGTAGTAACGGATACCCATCCTCTGTTGTGATGAGATAGCTATTCTCTGTCTTGATCCCGTACAGTTCCGAACCAAGCGAGTAGTTGTCCATCAACCGATCAACATCGGGCACACCCGTGCCAAAGTACTCGTTGTTATATTCGAATAACTCGCACTTGAGATCATACATCTGTAAGGAACCCAATTGGTAGAACACTGATTCGTGTTCAACAAAACGTATCTCAAATATTTTTTTATTGAATGGAAAATAAATCAGATCGCCTTCCAACGGTCTGTCTCTCGTAGCATCCCCTGTCGTCGTATCCGCAGCAATTACTTCGTTGGCAAATGTACGAAATGCAACCGTGAACGTTATCTGATCGCGTATTTCTAAATTAAACTTGGAAAGAAAATCTCCGTCCCCTGCAAATCCCTCAACATTCTTCACATACATTTCAATGGGTACAGCAACGACATAACTACGTGTTGTATCTTCATTGAAAACAGCATCAACAGTACCTGTGCTACGAGGTATATAAATTACATCAACACCGTGAATCTTTATCGATTCAATAATTAAATCTTCAAGTAACGTTTGTTCCTGGCTACTTGTAAAATTATTGAAGAAGAAGTTTGTTGCCATGTTATCCGATCATGTCCGCAACAGGCAGAGAATAATTAAGGATCATATCCTTTTCCATCTTTTCTATCTCGTCTTTTGCATCGTTCATAATCTTTTCACCATTGAATTGTAAGCCACCTGGCAGTTGCATTCCAATGAATTTAGTTAGATTGGCACCCCACTGATACTTGATCTTCTGCGTGCAGTAATTCTGTAACCATCTATCGGACCAAACCTCTGAGAATGTGTCTGGATCCAAAACCTCATACGCTTCAACTAGAAGATAATCTCCAACATTATAATTATCCCACTTAGTATCAACGTGTAGACGATCACGGTGGCGGCTGTATCTGATCGGTTGTTGTCCAACTAAGAACTCCGAAATTAAGGCTAAATGTTGCATGGCCATATAATATGGAATCATCGAATACGCTGTTAGTGTATACAAATCATTAAGAGCAATTTGATATCTTATATTGAATAGGTCATCTGAACGAATTGATGGATCCCCAATAGGGAACACACGTACAGCACCTATAATATTTTCAGGCAATGTGATGTATTTGTTTTCTTTATCTTGAGCGGTTATGGCGTGCTTATAGTAAACCTTTTCCGTACCATCGAAATGGTAATCCCAATAATAACGAAGTGATTCATCAATACGATCCTCTACTTGATCGTCATCAACGTTAATCTCAATAACGGGTTTTCCTAAAGCACGAAGGCAATATTCTTTAAATTGAGCTCTAGTTGTTGGAACGGCCATATTATTTCCTTTTGTTATTATTTATACATCAGGAGAATGTTATGCCCCTCTGACCATTGCTCCGTTAAACCATGTAATATTTTGACTATTGACGGCTGTAACAGTCATTGTAGAACCACTGGTTTGTTGGGCATATATTTCAAAATAGTCTGTTGTACCGTTCGCATATACCAACGTACTGACTGTCATTGCTCCGAAATTCGTCGCCCAGTTGACACCACTCGCATTCCACCCACGTTTGTACTCCGATCCATTTTTCCAAACTACTATCATCGTTTCACCTGTGCCAAAACTACCGTCAAAACGAACTTCTGCGTTTAGTTGATAATATCCTGCAACTGTTGGTGTGAAACGTGAATTAGCAAAGTTATTGTTGGTGTCAAATTCCTCAACCTGAAACAATATTTTCTGTTGACTGCCAGATGTTATATTTTGTGCAGTGTTGTCTGCATACGCTGCAAACGCAGGACCATTGATTGCCTGTTTGCCGTTAAGTTTCAAGGTGTTTGATGTAAGCTGCGTATTAACCGATGAGTTTCCGACGTTTACATCAGAAGAGGTTAGGTAAACGTTTGCGCCAATATTTAAAGCTGTTGTGTTTACTGTTCCACCAAAAGTTCCATATGAACTGACATTGAGAAATCCAGTGACTGTCGTATTACCTGCACCAACAACGCCACCTGTAGTAATTGAGGCTGGGGTAATAGTAGTGTTAACTGATGAGTTACCAACGTCAACAGACGTTGAAAAGAATCCCTGTGTAAACCTATAAGATGCTTGTCCGACAGTATAAGCAGCGTTGGTTATTGGTACTAGATTCGTTGCCAAAGCGGACAATGAATTGATTGGAATATACAATGCTGTAATTTGTGCACCATTAGCATCATAAACCGGTGTTCCTGTACCAAACTCAATAAGAGTAGTACCATTGGATGAAAACAACTTTTGGTCTGCAAGGTTTAACGCTAACTCACCAGGATAAATGTACTGATCATTAGCTACATTTGTTGTATTTGGTGTACGACCGGCAACGTCTGTTCGCTTAACTTGAATGATTTGTGACATATTTTACTTTTAGTTTGTATGCATTAGTTCTTCGGTTTTTTTACGAAGCAGATCGACTTTTCGGCTTAATATTTCTTTATCTTTTGTTAGCTGATCTACTGAACGTTGTTGTTCGTTATTTTTTTCACGAAGCTCGCCTACAACTAGCTGTGCGGCTTTACTTTCTTTTGTGATCTTTTCAATATTGTTTTGAAGTGTCGTGATCTGTTCCTTCATCTCACTTTCTTGTTGCTTCAATTTATCTATAATGATATTCATTGCCGAATTTTGTTCGCTAAGAGATTTAATCCTGTTATCACTTTCCTGGAGTCTTTCCTCTAGAACAGCGGCTTGCTGTAGTTTTTTTTCTGCTACAGCAAGCCGTGCCTCCAACATTACATTTTTCGCTATAAATTCATTTATCGTATCACGCTGCTTCTCAACAAACGCATTTATCAAGTCTGTTTCCATAACAACCCTTTTTCATTTAGAAAGATCCACCATCCAACGTCGAGTAAATTAATGCGGTACCATTGCTTTGCAATATTTGACCAGCCGTACCTAAACTAAGTTTTCTGAAGCCGTTCGTGCTGTTTGCAACCAGGATATCCTCGGCCGCGTAACTTGCAAGACCTGTACCGCCCGAAGTACCAGCTAATGGTGTCGATAATGTTAGTGTATTAGCAACAATTGCAACATTCAATGTACTATTTGCAGTTAAAGCGATGGTAGTTGAGTTTGCTATTAAACCTGTTAAACCTGCACCACCCGTTTTCAAGAATGTTTGCAACGTGGCAAATTCAAAAGTATTATTACCCGTATCAACAGTCGTAGTTGGCGATACTTCTAGTCCCTGGAATAGTTTCCAAACACCAGAGTCACTCGCATCTCTGAAGAAACCTGTGTGTTCGTGAGCACCAGCGTCTCCTGCCTCATAGCTACCGAACAAACCAATATCAAGCACATCCGATGATGTATTGTTCGATGCTAGCTGGATCATCGAATCTGTAATGGTAATGTTGTTTGCACTGACTGTTGTTAACGTACCTGTAACAGTTAGGTTACCGCTTATAGTCGTGTCACCAACACTTAACGAATTAGCTTGCAGGTGGCCTGTGACATTAGCAAAGCCAGTTATTGTTGTATTACCAACACTAGCTGTATTGTTTACGGTGAACGCACCATTTACAGTAGCAGCACCAGTCGTGCCTAATGAACCCGTAATTGTTGTGTTACCTACAGCAGCTGTATTGTTAACAGTCAGGGCACCATTGACTGTGGCTGCTCCTGTTACATTCAACGACGTTGAAACATTGGCAAAACCAGTAATAGTTGTGTTACCAAGAGCGGCAGTATTGTTAACAGTAAGTTGCCCATTGACAACCGCATTACCAGCAACAGTTAAGAACGTTCCAACGGATGTTTGTGTTGTATTAGCTCTAAAGTTGGCACCAACCTGAACGATGTCACCATTAACAACACCTGATGTAAACACACCACTGTTATTTGCAACAACCCAAGCACCAATACTTAATGTTGTGGCATTAACTGTACCCGTTGCAAGAACATCCTGTGTTACAATTGTCGTGCCATTTGCAGACGAATAAACAGTTGTGTTACCAACGGCTAATTCTTTTGTGTTTATTCTTTTACCGACACCTAAACCACCATCAATAACCACAGCGCCCGATGTGACGTTGGAACTATCATCGTCACCACCGACCAGAATAGTTGAACCGGTTATCTGTGTGTTGACTGTTGAATTGCCAACAGATATAGTTGATGTGTTAACAAATACATTCGAACCAACCTCAATACTTGTACTGACGTTAGCTGTATAGCCTCGGAATTGTCCAGCAACCTGGACAATAGAACTATTAACTATAGTACCATTTACACGAAGTTCAGACGAATTAGCGGTTGTGTTGACTGTACTATTACCAATACTAATAGTAGAAGTATTTGTGATGACATTTGAGCCAACTGTAACAGCACCAGAAACGAACATCGTGTTCGTATCTTTATTAACCGTAAACGCAGTGACACCGTTTGCTGTACCAGAATCGTTAAACTGAATAGTTGTATTACTACCAGCGGTACCCGTACCCCAGAAAACATTGGCACCATCAGATACAAGTACTTGACCTACACTACCGTGGGAACCATTTGCATATATCTTTGTCGGTACAAGGTTTGCGACTTTGATAGAGTCAATAGAACTTGAAGAGTTAACAACAAGAGCTTGGTTAGCTGTTAAAATACCAGGAACCCGTTGACCACCAATAGGAATAACGACACCATTGCTACCAATAAATAGTACTTCACCATTACTGGTATAGGCTAACTCGCCGTCTTCCAGTGAAGCTGGTATTGCTGTCGTTTCACTTCGTTTGATTTGAATTAAATTTGCCATTTAGAAACTACCCCCGTCTAAGTCTAATAATTTTACGACATATTTGTCTGTTAAAGGATCATAAACAAGAGTGCTTCCTGCAGCAGTGTTTGCAGTATCAGCCACCACGTCTAACAGCTGGTCTATTCTTCTATTTACTTCAGATTGAATTGTATTCTTAATTGTTACAGTGCCAGCAGGATTAATAGCACCACCCGAAAGTCGCACTTTTATCCCTGCACTCATCTCGTTACTCCTGGCGTTACGGTAACTATACCTTCTACAATTCTCGATGTTATATTATTCGATGTTAAGAGAACATCATACAAATACCTTCCAGGTGTGATATTGGCTGTTTGTGTGTCGGTTAACGATAACGTCACAATACCAGTATTTTCACCAAGCGTCACAGAAAAACTAACAGCGTTTGACGAAGTGTACGACTTTCTTATCTGAGCATTAGCTGTATACCCGGACAAGTTGACAACATTATCATCAAGGTCCGTAAGTGTTATATCTGTTTGATAATCTGTCCCTTGATCAATTATCAAATTTGCTTTTATGGCCATGTGTAGATTTCTCTGTTTTTGTGTATTTATAAAAACGCTTATGCTATTGTTTACCTATAATCAAAAACCTGTTTTTATGTCCAAGGTTCTTTCTCGACTGTGTGTATACACGTGTTAGCCCGACTTTATGTAAGAATTCTTGTGTTGTTTTGGAAACGTTTACGTGGCCCGGGTCACTTTCTTCATCACACGATTGAAGTGCAAATAATGTATCCTTACCCTCTTTTAACATCTCCCCATACTGCTCCATATGTTCACATGAAGTGTTTATAACGATATCAGCATTAAAGTGATGAAACATTGTTGTAGCATCGAAGTGGTGGAAACTTATGCTTCTATCCTCTTCGTATCGGAGGTGCAAATCTTTTGCAACATCTAAACACGCTCTGTTGATATCGTTGAAGTATATGTGATCGGGTTTTATGTGTTGTCTTAGTAGTGGGACAAGGTAACTCCCATACCATCCACCTAATATAAGTATAGTGGGTTGTTTTTTAAACGATACCTTACCTAACTCTTCAACCAGCCACTTTTTTGATTCAAGTTGCGTTTGACTAAATGAATTAGCAAAATCAAACACATTCAACCCTGTTGATACACCTTTTCTTAAAACATCTGAAATTTTTGTCAAGTATTCAATATCCATGGAAACACTCACAATTTTATGTGTTAAAGTTGGCACAAAGTACCCCAGCTACATGGTTAATAATTTATTTAGGATGTGTAGTAAGCATATAACAACACCGTTTAATATGTTTTGTTACACGGACAATCCCGAGGGTATCAATAGCAACATCAACATAATCGAGTACGTGGAAAACGAATTCGATATAGTTGTCTACAACAAGCTATTTTTATTCAGTGACCACATCAATAGCATTCTACCTCGTGGTAACCGCGTTTTCTTTGACCTCGATGTTGTCATTAAACATAACATTAACGATATCGTGTTGTGTAATAATAATGAGTTGACTCTGATTGAAGCTGAATGGAGACGCAAATGGGACTATGGTTTTCCTGTCTTTCACCATCCCTTCAACAGTAGCTGCATGACATGGAAAAATGATAAAACGCAAAAAATTTGGGATTATGTGATAAAAGATCCTGAATTTTTTATGACAAAATACCGATGGGGTATGGATTCATTTTTATTTTACGAAAAAGACAATATAGGTATTGGTATTGGATATTTTCCGACGAGAAAATTTTATTCGTATCTTTATGGCGTTGATAATGCGGAGAATTATCTTTACGATGTTAATGGTGCTTACCGGGAGAGTAAATTTATAGAAACAGCGAAGAGAATACCCGTGGTTCTTTTTAACGGACCAATCCAGCAGCACCATTACGACACAATTTTCAATAAACATCACCCATATTGAATATCTTCGCACATATTATTCCACATTCCCTCGTGCGGAATAATATACCCAAGCGTTACTCTTTCCTCCTCATGTGCACTTGCACAGTGCCAATAGATCCGGTTCGGTTCATGCCACGGACCGTAATATCCGACTTTACAAGTCCATCCCGGCGTATCATGCATTGTTATGATTTCTTTTGTAATTGGATCCTGATACCTAAAAAACCCCGTTCCTTTTTCAGACCAGGATAGAAGGATATTATAACCAGGTGCATTAGCATTGTGATGCCACCCCATATATCCACCTTTTGGATATAACATTTTCACCGCATTGTTCCTAGAACCTGACCAGTTCAATAATTCATGATCGAGCTTAAACAACGCTTCAGAAAGTGACCGATGTGGTGGATTGAATTTCATTAGGTCAACACCTAAAGTCGACTCTGGAAACCCATCCACTTTTTTACTTTGCATGTGATTCAAATACTCCATACCACATGCATATTCCGGTGTAAAAGGACCATCTTTACCAACACCTACGTTGTAAGGATATTTTGATCTATCTACTTTTAGCAGGACATTCAACCACCTGTCGAGGATAGATTTAAGTTCAGCATTGTTAATCGGAATTTCTTTCATTTCTTTGTAAGTCCTATGTTCTCATGTTTGGATGGGATTGTATGATGCCAGAATATGATAGGTTCCTTTGTCTCATTAGGAAAATATCCGTTAACAAAATTCCACCGCGCATCATCTTTGAATACATCCACTTTGACGGGCAAATTATCTACTGCCATCAGCTTCCAAAATGTAAATTGGTCCCATTGAGCAAAAGATTGGCGGCATTCTTCTTCGGGGTATGGCCATGGCTCACTTCTTTGGAGTCGATAATCTTCCCACCACCTACGCATAAATTCAAGTGTTTGTGGATTCGATCTATACATGAAAAACCCACCATGATAAACCATACGACCTTTGGGAATAGTTTTACCACCGGGCCAACGATCTTCCTTTCCGTTGTATGGACGTATCCTTGTAATAAGGATATCACAATCTTCGGGCATTTGATCCCATACCTTTGATACATCAGTGTGCATACATTCCATGTCGGCATCAACATAAACAGTAAGTTCAGTATATGGAGTTCTAGAAAGAGCATACAATTTAGTACGTACGTGATTAGGTACATCTTCAGACATTACGATGTCAAAAACGCTACGGTCAGCATAGCGCTCCAAGTTTGGTGTTACGAAGAGCGTTATATGAGCATCAGGATAATAATCTTTGATACTGTTGGCTAGATAATTAGCCGAATCCAAATATTCTTTGAGCTGCGAAGCGACTATCAAAAAACCATTACGAATATTCATTCTTACTCCGTTGTTGAATTAGCAGACATTTCCTTCTGTGCAACATCAAGAAGTAAAGCTGACGCCCAAGCCATAGCTTCAACGCCACTCTTAGATTTTCGAATTTTTGTTTTTAGAGCTCTGTTATCCGAATTCTTAATTGCTTCAATTTCAAAAATTTCTAATTTAGCAGCAAAAAGTTCTTCCTGTTGTTTACGTTGCTGTTTTGCAAGCTCTTCTTGGTGCTTACGCTCACGCTCAGCATTTATTTCTTGAATTTTTTTACGTGTATTAGCTTCAAGCTGTTCGTTCGTGAACTTAGTTTTAATTTCAACGAGATCAGGATTTGTTACATCCGATTCCGAAATAGTTGCCTGCGCTACTCTACCATCATCATAATGAAATTCAGCAGAGATGACCGTTCTTGCATTGTTTACCCAATGCGGATTTACAATAGTTCGTTTCATGCTGTTCGTACCCAAAGTTTAAGTGTTTGAATTGTTTCAGGTGTTGATATGATTGTCAAACCCGACCAAGCTGCTAAATACTGCCCTGTTATGTTAGTATATAGTCCTGTAAATAAAGACGAAAAAGAACCCAATAAACCAGTAAATGCTTTTGTAAACTGCCCTACAAAACCGAAAATAGAAGTCCCCGTGTAAGACCCAGTATATTCTCCTGTATACGCTTGTGCATATGTTGCACCAGAGTAGACTGCACTGCTAAATGTTTGCCCATACACACCGGCATATGGTCTCGAGTATACGCTCGTGTAGATAGGTGTTTGATTAAATGAACCCGTAAATAAACTTGAATATGTTCCAGTGAACAATGAAGAATACACTCCCGTAAACAACGAACCAAACGCTCCTGTATAGGCACCAGAAAATTGACCTGTGTACTTACCACTAAACGCACCTGTAAACGCTTGACTATATGCCCCACTGTATACAGCAGTATAATCTCCACTAAATGCGCCTGTGAATTGTTGGTTGTATGAACCAACAAACATACCTGTGAACACTTGATTAAAAAGGCCTACATACTTACCTGAGAACGCCTGATTGAAAATTCCCGTGTAGGTACCAGTGAACGCTTGGCTGTAGACGCCTGTGTATGTGCCTGAGAAGAACCCTGTAAATGCCTGACTATAGGCGCCAGAATAAGCACCAGTGAATTGGCCTGTGTATGCACCGGTAAAGAATCTACTGAATATTCGCGAATAGCTTCCTGTAAAAAACCCTACGTATGGACCCGAAAACGTTCCTGTATAGTCGAACGTAAAGTTTCGTGTAAACGATTGATTGTACGAACCACTGAACGATCCGCTATACACACCGGTATAAAAACCTGCATATATGTCTGCGTATTCAGCCGTAAAATTACCCGTGAAAAAGCCTAAATATGAACCGACATATGCTCCAGCATATCCCCCAGCAAAAGTTCCTGTAAATGGACTTGAGTAAACACCAGCAAATGTTCCTGTGTAATTGCCCGCATAGTTACCTGTGTAAACACCTGTGAACGACCCCGTATACTTACCCACAAACGCTCCGGTGAAATCCCCCACAAAACTTCCTCCGTACCCGCCTGCGTAGATGCCTGTGAACGCACCTGTGAAAGTTGTCGAATATACACCCGTAAATGATCCGGTATACTTACCAACATAAATTCCTGTATATGTTCCCGTAAATGCTCGAGTGTACCCGCCTGAATAATTTCCAGTAAAACTACCTTGGTAGTTACCTGCATATGCACCAGCGTATATTCCTGTAAACGCACCGGTATAGCCTCCGGAATAATTTCCCGTGAATACGCCTGTGTAAACTCCAACAAACGAACCAGTGAACACTTGATTGAAGGTTCCAGCATATGCGCCTGCATAGACTCCCGCATATGCACCCGTATAACTTCCTGAAAATGCGCGGCTATATGTGCCCGAGTAAAATCCTGTAAAAGAACTTTGGTAGCTACCTAAAAAAGTGCCCGTAAAGGCTTGATTGTATGATCCCGAGTACGTTCCTGAGTACCCACCTGTAAACGTTTGTTGATACGTTCCCGAGTAAATACCTGTGAACGTTTGTTGATACGTGCCTGCAAAAGCGCCTGTAAACGTTTGGTTATATGAACCCGAATATGATCCTGCATATGCTCCCGAGTAATATCCTGTGTAACCACCCGAATAAGTTCCAGTGAACGTTTGTTGATATGTTCCCGAGTACCCGCCAGTAAACGTTTGCTGATACGTGCCTGCAAAAGCGCCTGTAAACGTTTGGTTATAAGATCCTGAGTAGGAACCTGCATACGCTCCTGAATAATATCCTGTGTAACCACCCGAATAAGCTCCGGTAAACGTTTGGGCGTAAGCCCCAGAATATATACCGGTGAATGTTTGAGCGTAAGCACCCGAGTATATACCGGTAAACGTTTGGGCGTAAGCCCCAGAATATATGCCGGTAAAAGTATTGTTGTAAGATCCTGAATATGATCCTGCATATGCTCCCGAGTAATATCCTGTGTAACCACCCGCATAAGCTCCGGTAAATGTTTGGGCATAAGTACCAGCAAACGCTCCAGTAAAGGTGTTGTTATAGGATCCTGAATATGAGCCTGCATACGCTCCTGAATAATATCCTGTGTAACCACCCGCATAAGCTCCGGTAAATGTTTGGGCATAAGTACCAGCATATGTTCCGGAAAAGTTACCTTGATAATTTCCAGAGTAATCGCCTGTAAACAATCTGCTATATGTACCACCAAAGATTCCGGAAAAGTTACCTTGATAATTTCCAGAGTAATCGCCTGTAAACAATCTGCTATAAGTTCCGGCAAAACTTCCGGTAAAATTACCTTGGTAATTTCCTGAGTAAAAACCAGTAAACAATCTACTATAAGTTCCGGCAAAACTTCCACTAAAGTTACCTTGATAACTTCCTGAGAATAATCCTGACCATGTTGCGGTGTAGGTAGATGCATACGGACCGGTAAATTCACCTGTGAAAAACCCTGCATATGATCCAGTAAATATACGTGACCATGAGGCTCCATATATTCCAACGTAATTTCCTGCATATGACCCGCTATAGGTTACGCCCGAATATGGATCCTGAAACAATCTCGAATAAGATCCAGTGAATATACGCGTGAAAGCTCCCTGATACGTTCCAGAGAATGCCCTGTTGTATGTTCCTGCATAATACCCTACATAAACTACACCACTGAAGGGATTTTGATAAGACCCTGCATAAGAACCGGTGAACCCTCTTGTATACGTCCCTGCAAACGTAGGCGTAAAAACACCTACATAATTTCCAGCGAACGTGTTGTTAAATACTCTTGAATAAGTACCAATAAATACCCTTGTGAATCCTCGTGAATATGATCCCGCGTAGGCTCCAGTAAACAATCTACTATATGTACCAGCATATACTCCAGTGAAGTTACCTTGGTAATTTCCTGAGTAAAGACCAGTAAACAATCTACTATAAGTTCCGGCAAAACTTCCGGTAAAATTACCTTGATAACTTCCTGAGTAGATACCTGTAAATAATCGGCTATATGTGCCAGCGTATGTTCCAGAAAAATTGCCTTGATAACTTCCTGAGTAGATACCTGTAAACAGTCTACTATACGTACCGCCATAAATCCCAGTAAAATACCCTACATACCCACCTGCATAGATACCAGTGTATGTACCAGCATACGCTCCTGTGTATGATCCTGTATAAACTCCAGTAAATAGCCCACTATAACCACCTGCATAACCACCTGTAAAATATCCAACATACCCACCTGCATAACCACCTGTAAAATATCCAACATACCCACCTGCATAATCACCTGTAAAATATCCAACATAACCACCGGAATATATTCCCGTGTATGTTCCGGCATATGTTCCTGTGTAGGAACCAGTATAAACTCCAGTGAACAGCCTGCTATACCCACCAGAGTATATCCCAGTAAATGAACCAACATACCCACCAGAGTATATCCCAGTAAACGAACCAACATATCCACCAGAGTATAATCCTGTGTATGTTCCGGCATACGTTCCTGTGTAAGAACCCGTGTAAATTCCTGAGAAGGCTCTCGTGTATCCACCAGAGTAAATTCCTGTGAACGAGCCAACATAACCACCAGTATAACCACCTGTGAAGTATCCTACATAGCCACCTGCATATATGCCAGTGTATGCTCCGGTAAAGGCCCTCGTATAACTACCCGAATAAGGCCCAGTGAAAGTCCCGACATATGTTCCTGCCGGTGATGTGGCTGATGTAGTGCTTGTTTGTACGTACCGCGACATTGTGCTACCGGTCTCAAGCTGAGCACCCCATACGTAAATTGTAACACCGGGTGTTGAATCATGACGCACAAATTGAAGACCTCGATCTAATGGTGCCCCTGGTCCTGTCGGTGTCGCTGTAAAAGAAAAACGCTGCCACGATGTAGTTAGTGTAACACCCGTACTGTAATAGTCGTTCAAACCTAATTGCATACCTGTTGTACCTGTGGCACATCGCGCCCAAATACTTACTGTATATGGTTGCCCTGATGTAAAGATCTGCGAAGCTCCGTACAACATACCCCATGTACCGCCACCACCACACGTTGTGCTTCCATCCATAACAACTTTCAAGGCATTGTATGTACCGTCCGGTGCAAGGATGTCTGTCGTCTTGTACGTGACGTTGTTCATATTAGCTGCACAATATCCTTGCCAGGCACCACCATCGAGGCTATCGGAATATGCTAGTAAATTTGTTACGGCTGCGGTTGTATAATCACCTGTGAAATTACCTTGATAACTTCCTGCATATGCACCTGAATACAACCCTGTATAAGCACCTGTATAGGATCCAGTAAATGATCCCGTGTATCCACCAGCAAACGCACCTGTGAAAGATCCTGCATATTTACCGGCAAAAGAGCCTGTGAAGACCTGATTGTATACACCTGTATAGTTACCCGTATAGCTTCCGGTAAACAATCTACTATATGTTCCAGCGAAATCTCCCGTAAATGTTTGGTTATAATCTCCCGAATACTTACCAACGAACTCGCCCGTAAAGATCTGATTGAAAATACCTGTGAACGCACCAGTGAATTGTTGATTATAAATGCCTGTGTAATTACCCGTATATACTGCAGAGAATACATTGCTGTATGTACCAACAAACGTACCTGAGAACGGATAGTCGAAAGTTCCTGCATACTTACCAGCGTAGTTTCCTACAAATACTTGATTAAATAATCCAGTGAAGTCTCCAGTAAAAGCCAGACTGTAGGCACCGGTGTATATGCCCGTGTAACTACCGGTAAAAGTATTAGCATACGTGGTTGAGTATACGCCAGTGAAAAATCCTACATACTTGCCTACGAACTCGCCTGTAAATGTGTTTGCATATAATCCTGTAAACTGACCCGTAAACGCACCACTATAAGCTGCTGTAAAGTTAGAGCTATAAGACCCTGTGAATTCCTGGGCATACTTACCTGAGAACTCACCCGTAAACCCACCAACAAAATCGCCCGTAAAATTTTGATTGTACGTACCTTGGTAAAATCCACTGAATGCTCCCGTGAATTCCTGGTTAAACTTTCCAGCATATGTACCAGTGAAGCTCCCAACATACGGTGAGGAATAAGCTCCTGTAAATTGCCCTATATAATCACCCGTGTACGATCCGATAAAAGTACCGGTGTAACCACCTGTATATGTGCCTGTGAATTGGCCGGTGAACTCTTGATTAAATGAACCAGTATAAGCCGTAGCATATCCACCAGTAAAAGCACCAGTAAATTGTTGGTTGAATACGCCTGTGAACGTATCAACAAATGAACCTGTAAAATCACGGGTGTACGGAATGCCATACGTCCCAGTAAAATTGCCTTGATATTGGCCTGTAAATGCTCCCGTGTATGCACCAGAAAAAGTTGCTGTGTACACTTGAGCATTGTAAGTTTGTGGTCTTATTTCTTGACGCGTGTCAGCAAATCCGCTACCTGCCTCAACCCACGTACCACCGGAAGTAGGAGTACTTGTTGATAACTGATATGTCCCTATTCCTGTTGAAGCAATGTAATTCCTTGCTCGGTGTGTTAATGTTTTAATGTCATTGTTCGACATTTCTTGCACAGCACCAACATTCCATTTCAAAGGCTTTACAGAACCACTTGGACTTTCAGACGTTTTTTGCCATAGAAACGTTTCATTAGCATAATATGGACGCTCTGTATTTTTAAGACGTCCTCGCGCAACCCACGTGCCACTTGCTGGTGCTGAAGGTTGCAAAACATATGACCCCACACCTCCATTGACAATATACGAAACAGCTCTTGCAATAATGGTCGTGTCTAAATCAGCGTTCGCCATCTGCTGTAATCCATTTAGTGTATCATTCCAGCAAATAGGACGCACCATAAATGGATCAGCCAAAGGCCCACCACTCATTCTTTGATAAATGGTCGTGTTTGAATAGACGAGGTTTGCTTCGGAAACAGGATGATCACCTATTTGTTGATCATAGTGTGTATCGGCCCATGTACCAATAGAAGTAGAATTAGCGGGAACCGGGTCACCTGGATCTTGAACTATAAGAGATCCAATATCTTCCGTTGAAGCAAAATCGGTACCAATCACGTTTACAATATAACCATCAATGTCCGTGTTGGACATCTCCTGTAAACCAGATAACGATGTGCTATAGTAGAGTGGACGAAGTGACATTTTCTCTCAAGCTGTTCTAACCCATAATGTGTATGTAGTCGTCGTCGTAGTGCCGGTGACCGTTAAGCCTGAGTATGCCCCTGTGAATAAACGTGTAAAATTATTTGCATAATTACCACTGAATGCGCCTGTAAATGCCCCGGTATAGATGCCAGTGAATTGACCTGTGTATGCACCTGTGAATATGCGTGAGTATGTTCCTACATAACCACCTGTGAAATTACCGATAAACCCACCTGTAAACTCTCCTGTATATGCTCCGGTGAATATCCGCGAATAAACACCCGTCCAATATCCAATGTAACTACCTATAAAGGATCCTACATATGGCCCAGAAAACGTGGAGTTGAATTCTCCGGTCCAATTACCCGTGTATGTTCTCGTATAGCTACCTGAGAACGCACGTGTGTAGTTGCCAGAGAACGCTCGGGTATAATCTCCTGAGAACGCTCGGGTATAATCGCCTGAAAATGCGCGAGTATAATCTCCTGAGAACGCTCGGGTATAATCTCCTGAGAACGCTCGGGTATAATCTCCTGAAAACGCGCGTGTGTAATCGCCTGTATATGCACCAGTGTAATTTCGCGTATAATTACCAGAAAACGCACGAGTATAATCACCAGAAAACGCTCGGGTATAATCGCCCGACCACACGCGATCATAGGATCCCGAAAATCCTTGGAATATTGGCGAGGCAAAGGTTTCGTTCTTTGTATACGACCCTGTGAATGTAGCTTGATATGAAGGGTATGGACTTGTATAATCGCCTGCAAAAATTCTTGACCAAGTTGCGGTATATGTAGCCGTTAAATCCCTTGTGTATGTGGCCGTATAATCGCCACTGAAGACTCTTGAATAGATAGCCGTCCAATATATTGGAACAAATCTTGTAAAAACTCGTGAATAAGTTGTTGCATATGGTCTTGAATATGCACCAGAAAATATCCTTTGGAAAACACGTGCGTATGAGAATCCACTGAATGCCCCTGTATATGTACCGGCCCATGTTTTTGTATAGTTTGTAGCGGTAAAGAACCAATAGCTTTCAAGGATTGTGAACGCACGCGCGTACACCTCACCATCATTCAAACCACTCCATGTTGCCGTGAAGGCTCTTGAGTAGCTAGCGCTATCGCGAAGCCCCGTGTAATAAGGAGCTCCTCCATACGCTTCAGAACCTGCATATGATCCGGCGTACGATCCTGAGTAGTATGTGCTATTATAAGGGTTTAAATAAGATTTATCCCTAGAACCTGTAAACGTCCTTGTGTATTGAGTTGCGAAGATCGCTTGATAACTTCTAGTAAATTTCCTCGTGTAGGCAATGCCTGAGAATTGAGCTGTTTTTGTGAAGTCCCCGGTATAATTAAATAAAGCATACACGCCTGAAAACGTGCTCCCATAAGTTATTCCTTCACGTGTACCTGAAAAATTACGTGAGTATGTACCGGTGTAATCGACTGTGAAATTTCCTGTGTAATCACCGGTAAACGTTCGATTTACTTCACTGGTAAAATAACCAGTTCTATAATACTGGAGATCTTGTGTAAAGATTCCTGTTGTTCCTTTAGTAAATTCTGTCGCAAAGAAATTTCTTGTATAAACCGGCCCATTGACTCCTACCGGAACCAATGTCTGAAACACTCGAGAAAAGGAATATTCCCTTGTTCCTGTGTATGATAAAGTCCAGGCTGGGCCAGCATAGCCGCCTGCATAATTTCTTGTCCATTGTGTTGTATACCATCCCGTGTATGTTCTGGTGTAATTGCCCGAAAACGCACGGTCGTATGACCCTGCAAACGCACGGTCGTATGACCCTGCAAACGCTGCGCCACTGTAAGAACCACTCCATTCAAAGGTAAACGTACGGTCATATGATCCTGCAAACACGCGATCATATGAACCTGCATATGCTCTATCAAAAGATCCTGTAAATGCGCGGTCATATGAACCTGCATATACTCTATCAAAAGATCCTGTAAATGCGCGGTCATATGAACCTGCGAACGTGTTATCATATGATCCTGCAAATGAAGCGCCTTGATATAGCCCGGAATATGTACCAGCGTATGCTCTGGTGTAGGCTCCTGTATATACACCCGAGTATGTACCCGAGTATGTGTTTTGGTAAATTCCGGTAAATCCTGTTGTTGTTTCTCTTGAGAACGCTCTTGAATACACGCCTGTGAACGTATTCTGATACGTTCCCTGATACGTCCCGGTAAACCGTGAGGTATCAATGAAGTTACCAGTAAACGCTTGATTATATGATCCAGCATAATTTCCACTGAAGGCCCGGCTATATTCTCCAGTAAATGCTCCAGTGAATACTCCTAAGTAACTACCTGCATACGGTGTATCAACAATACCATTCTGTGTATCTGTGAAAGAACCACGGGCTACCCACGTTCCTGGTGTCGGTGTTGTTGCGGATATCTGATACCTTCCAATCCCAGCCGCAATACAATCACGTATAGCCGCTGCCATAGTGTCGATTTCAGCATCAGACATTTCTGTAAGAGCGTTCGCTGTACCTTTTAGAGGTCTCTTAGTACCATACCCACTATTTGTAGAACGCTGATATAAATTGTATGTAGTTGTTTGCGTGCTGTTGCTTGTTGAGTTGACAAACGTGTCGTTTATCGAAGATACGATAATCCACGTGCCTGTTCCTGGTGGCGAAGTTCCAAGCCAGTAAGCTCCCTGTGCTCCAGCAGATATTTCGGCAATAACTTTGCTGTGAATATCGTCTCTAATATCATTGTTTGAGAATTGCTGGATTTTTTGAACACCGCCACTTGCCTCTGTTTTAACAGGTTTGGTTATAAGATCAAAGTTTGTTGTCAATGCAGTGTCAAGATTTTGGTACAACGTGTATGTTGTTGACGAAGAAGTTACTGGATGTGTCCCGATGGGTGGTAAAGCTGTTGGAAACACATCAAGAACAGTCCCACCAGTAACATAATTCCAAGTTGGTGGTGTAGTTCTTAGTTCGAGTTTGTTACCGTAGCCGGATGTATTCGATGCAGCGTAAAATAAGTTGGTTATCCTAGGAATAACAAGGTCATTGATGTCACTATCCGACATCTCCTGAACACCATCACTTGTACTTGCTGTAACATATCTTGCTCTAAGTGGTCTTGCCATTTCATGGTCCTAGCCGCGTACCGTTCACATCGTAAATCCCAAAATTTCCTGCATGTGCAACATTACCAGTTTTATACTTTAGCTCAGTTTGATTAAAAGCTAGAACAGATGTGGTTGTTGTTCCGTTTGCTGCCTGGAAAATAAAACCACCGTCACTTGCTGTTGCGTTCGCTTCGTATGTAGTAAACGTCGTACGTGTATTTGTTGCGTTACCGGCTATTGTAATAGACGCATTATGTGTTGCGTTTGACGATAGGAAACGAATAGCTGCACTTAAACCAGTAAGTACTGTGTTACCAGATATAGTTATTAGATCGGTTGAACTTGGTGATGTGTTCTTAAATCCAATCCTATTGTTTACTGCATCAATGAAAAGCAAATCTGTGTCAAATGTTGCGTCACCCGAAACAACAAGTGTATTTGATAGCGTCGTTGCACCAGTAACAGCAAGCGTGTTTGACAGGGTCGCATTACCTGTTACGGATAATGTGTTTGAAAATGTTGCTGCTCCATTAACACCTAACGTACTAGCTAGCGTTACTGCACCGTTTACAACAGCGGTCCCTAATACACGTAAAGAGCCAACGTTAGCTAATCCTAACGAACTGTCAATATTACCATTCGTTGATAGAACAATTCGTTGGGGCGTAAGAGTGTGTCCAACTTCACTAGCACTGGCGGTTAGATTTATGGCTGATCCACCATACGACGTGGATAACTTAAATGCGGTTGAATTTGCCTCAACCACGTAGTAGCTTGTTCCATTTGCAAGACCTGTCACAGCTGTATTGCCAGTCGATACAATGTACTGAACCAGATCACCATTACTAAAGCCATGTGCTGCTGTTGTGGTGATGAACTCCGTCGTGTTTGCAACCCCTGTCAATGCATTGAAGGCTGCAGCTGCTCCAACCACATTGGCAGCACTACGTAAGGTCGCGATACCTGCAATATTAATAGTGTTTGAAAAAGTAGCATTACCTGTAACCGCTAACGTATTAGAAAACGTCACGTTACCAGTAACAGCTATCGTGTTCGATAGAACGACGTTACCAGTTACAGCCAGCGTATTGGATAAGGTTGTGTTACCAGTTACGATTAAACTATTAGAAAGAGATGTATTACCAGTGACAGCTAGCGTGTTTGAAAGAGTAGTGTTTCCTGTTACAGAGAGCGTATTAGAAAGTGTCGTTGCTCCAGTAACTGTGAGGGTTGTGGATACTGTTGCGAACCCTGTTATAGATGTGTTACCTGTACCTAACGTATTGGCTATTGTTACAGCACCGTTTACAACCAGTGTACTTCGTAACGACGTGGCGCCACCGACATTGGCTGTTGAAGATACATTAACAAACCCTGTTATAGTTGTATCGTTGGCTGCCAATGTACCAGTTATGGACGTATTACCTGTAGCTAGGGTATTGGCGATCGTTACAGCACCGTCAACAGTCAACGTATCTCTTAGTGTTGTTGCACCACCAATGTTTGCTGTGGAAGATACGTTCACAAAGCCGGTTATTGTTGTATTACCTGTTGATAAGGTGTTGGTAACTGAAACACTTTCAACGAAGCTACCACCCATTGCACTCAATGCCCAGCGCGACGTTGCGTTACCAAGTGAATAGGTGTTATTTAATGGGATCAGGCTACTTTGAAGGTTTGCCGTAACAGAAAGATATGACCCGTTAATGTCAACGTTGCCATTGAACACCACTGGTCCAGCAACGTTAGCGGTACCTAAAACAAGGAGACCATTTTCAACCTTAAATTGAACATTGCTTGACGTATCAGCCATTACTTACCTTATTTGATAAACTGAATGAACATTTTTACAAGCGAGCTAGCACCGTTTTGTTGAAACTTTAGCGCTAGTGCTGTTGTATTTATAGCAGCAGAAAAACTACCCAGATTAGCTGTTGCTGGAGCAGCTACTGTACCATAAATTGTCAATGTTACATCATTAGCAGAAGCTGAATGTGCGAGGATCATTTCCTGTGTTGATACATTGGCACCACTTTGACTTGTCACTGCTGCAGTTATTTTTGCAGCTCTATATCCTACAGGCTTTGTTAACACCAACACATCTTGTGGAGTTACAGTGACTGTATTAAGTGTAGTCGATACAACGCACAATTCAAGATCTGTTTGGAGTGTTGTATTACCAGCAACACTGAGTGTGTTCGATAGAGTCGTAGCACCTGTTACGGCTAATGTATTTGATAGCGTAGTATTACCGGTTACAGATATCGTATTTGAGAATGTTGCGTTACCAGTGACGGATATTGTATTTGAGAACGTCGCATTACCTATAACAGCTAACGTATTAGATAAAGTCGTTGCACCTGTAACCGCTAACGTATTAGAAAACGTTACATTACCCGTGACCGCTAGTGTGTTGGAGAAAGTAACAGCGTTAGTTACACCCAATGTTTGTGTCACAGACACAAAACCAGTAACACTAGTATTTCCTACAGCTAATGTATTAGGTACTGTCACAGCACCGTTAACAGTGAGAGTGCCTCTTAAATTTACATTACCACCAACATTTGCCGTTGATGATACGTTAACAAATCCTGTTATTGTTGTGTTGCCTACAGAAGCTGTATTGTTAACGGTGAATGCACCGTTCACCGTCCCAGTACCTGTAACGGCTAATGTATTTGATAACGTTACAGCACCAGTTACAGCTAATGTGTTTGATAATGTAGTATTACCTGTAACGGATAATGTGTTTGAAAACGCAACATTACCAGTAACAGACAGCGTGTTAGATAATGTTGCCGCATTTGTCACTGCCAGTGTATTTGAAAGTGTTGCAGCGCCCGTAACAGATATTGTGTTTGAAAACGTAGCATTACCAGTAACGGATACTGTATTTGAAAACGTAGCTGCATTTGTCACGGCTAGCGTATTAGACATTGTGACAGCACCGGTTACAGCTAATGTATTCGAAAACGTTACATTACCTACCGTCAACAACGTGTTTGACAAAGTTACTGCATTTGTCACGGCTAATGTATTCGACAGTGTAGCTGCACCAACAACTGATAGGGTATTTGAGAACGTTACATTACCAGTAACAACTAACGTGTTTGATATCGTTGTGTTGCCACTAATAGATAACGTATTGGATAACGAAGTAGCATTTGTCACAGCCAAATTACCCACAACAGAAGCGCTGTTGACACTTACCGATAAAGCTGTTACAGTCGAATTGCCAGTGAGCTGAATACTATTAGTAGATGTATTACCTTTTAATGTAGTGTTACCTGTTATAGTGCTAACACCTTGAACACCAAAAGCTGTTGCATTAATATTGGTATTTGTATTCTCAATAGAGACGTTAGATGTTATTGTCGCCTGGCCGTTTTGTATTGTTGTTGCCGTTGCGTTAACAAACACATTAGCTGAAGAAAGTAGTGTGTTTGAAGTTACTTGAAATCCACCACCTTGTACACGGTTTATAACCGTGTTTGCAATGAAGAAGTTGGAATTAAAGTAGCTGTTTGCGGTTACATTGGCAAGTGTACCAGCTACGTAAAACGTTTGTGTGTTTGAATAAAAATATCCTGTCGAATTGTAGATGGCAACGTTGCTAGCAAATGCCGTATTACTTCCTGTAAAGTAAGCATTTGATGTTACATTTAAATTAGCCGATGCGTTAACTGTACCACCACGTAGGGTTGTGCCAGCAGCTATAGTGTTTGCAGCAAAAATACCTATCAGTTGTGAATTACCAGAAACATTAGCCCCATTAGCGGTATTGTTTGCTGTTAAGGCCTGCGTCGTAATAGTGTCCGCTATCCGATTAGTAATACCAATCCACGTTGCAAATGAATCCGTAGATATAACAACATTAGCTATTGGTCTTGCCATTTGTGTTTCCGTTAATTAACTGTTTAATCAAGTCTTTGAATTCATTCAAGTCTTTTTTAAGATCATGCACACTATTTTCAAGTTGTTGCTGCCTTAGTATGAAGTCTCGTTCCGTTTTGAACCGTTCATATCCTGCCATATCAATATTTAGAACAGCTTTGGACAGAGGATCTCGAATATAATTAGAGTCGCTTGTATCTGGACGATAATTCACGCTGACACCGCCACAGCCTGTAGATCATCAACAAATGGTATATTTGTATTATCCGAAGACAATAACACAATCTTCACAGCAAAAGCGTTGTATGTCTTGAACTTAGATAATGAACTATTAAAATATGTTAATGTGTTAAAATTTTGTTTATCCAGGAAAGCAACCTCTTTGTCTGTAGTCTTGTCTACATAAAATCCCGATTGTAGGTTTGTAATGGTTGTATTTGAAATCCCTCTCGACAAGGTTAAAGAAGAAGAATTAGTTGCGACCACAGAATCTACAACGTATATGCTAGCATTAGCTGGATGATAAACCCGAACAACATCCCCCACAGCTACGTTACTACTTACTGTACCCGATGACCCTTCGATTAAACCATTCGCGTTGACAGCAAAATTACCTGTGATTTGCGTACCAGGTGGATAAAACGGTACATCAAACCCTAAATCTTTAAAATCATCAATGTTTGAAGGGTTTGATGTTACACTTACCGAAGTTGAATTTAACGATAGTTCTGTCCAACTCTTCATGTCAAATGATTCAATATCTGTCGTGTTATAAAATTTAACATACACTTTAATATCAGTGTTTGAAGGCTTAAATGCTTTGAGATAGATTTTCATATCTTCAGCAAATTGATTATTTGTTAACGTTACTTGATTTCCAATGTAACGAGCTGAAGCAGACCCTCTGTTTGATGATTCGCTTGCTGTATTATTGTTAACGCTATATCTTTCTACAAATAAATCCAAATCATTTTCACGTACAAAGGGACTAGAGTAAGGATTGGATGTTGTCAATACGAGTTCACCTTCAAACGATTTGAAAGGCGTAGCTGCCTTGACTTCACGGGTCCTAGAAGCCAGCATTGCGTCATACGTATTGATGAACACTCGCTTACCGAGCTTTGCTGTTACTTTCCTCGTGGAGCTCACTCCTCCACTCGTGTTAGCAAAATTAGCCGTAAGCGACAGTGATGTTTGTGGAGGTGTTGTAGCCGTATAGTTGGGTATAATGTTGTTAACACGGGTATTCGCTACACTAGTTATATCTGCCGAAGCTCTAGAATCCACACCTATGATGATACCTGAATCACCCCAGTTTCTGTAGTTGTCAGATATTGAGTCTGAATCTTGTATCACCATTAAATCATTTATTGGATCATATTCATAAAGAATACCTGTTGGTGCGGTATTACACGTTGCCTCACTATCAATAAAACTTCCTGGGCGATCCATTACCAAATGTGTTGTGTTAGTAATAGAGTTTACAACGCGAATATTAACCAAATCACCGTTAGCGCTTTCTATCTTGATTTTATCTCCCACGGATAACTGTGCAGTAAAATTTGTACCGTCACCAACAAGAGATGTCGTTTGTGTGATAGTGACGTTCCCTACACCTGTTCCGTAGCCATAAACTTCTTCACCACCTTTAAATGTTCCAGTAACACCAGAAACGGTTAAAAACTCATAGGGACGATTGTTAATCTTTATCGTTTGTGTGAGCTCGGTGAATTTAGCTACTTTAACTTTAAATGTGATATCTGTATCGGTCAGAGGAGTAAGAACGTTACCATTTGTTATTTTGTAGGCATTACCATCAACAATGCCTGATGAGACCTGTGAAATCGACGTCGATGAAACAGCTAGTTTGCCGGCTTTATTTGCAAATATTTCATAATCCGTATCATTACCGTCAAAAGCTATAAGGAAACAATATGTTCGATTAGTATCGATACATATCGGCTTAGCAAATATAAAAGTCGTTTCTGTAGAACCCGTAGCACTTACAGATATATCGGCGTATTCTTTACGGGCTATATCTATCGGTGAACTACCTATATTAGGTGTCCCATCTTCTTTAACACTACACAAAGCAACGGTGACACCTGGTGATTCTAAACCACTTACTGTTTTGCCTTGGACAGGTTTTGATTTGAAAAACAAACCAACAGAGGTAACAAAACACATCTCAGCATTTTGAACTGCCGCTTTGTCTACATAAAATGTTTGTCCTAAATCGTAGCTCATTTATTACCTTTTATTATTAATTACCATCCTTGAGGTTGATCGTATCCCGCGTCTGTAATAGGAGGAGGAGGCGGCGGTACATAGGGTTTGTTTATAGTCTCAAACTCATTATCTGACGGAATAAAAACAGAAATTTGGATTTGTGTTGTAAAGAAAGAATCCGATGTATTTTCGTATCCTGCATCTAACGTAGACGAACCGATGTTGCTAACAATAATTTCCTTCGTACCTGCAATAGATGCAGCAAACCGTTGAGCTTCCGCAACAGTTGTCGCAGCGAGAGAAGCTCCACTTTGATAATAGAAGTCAAATGTTACAGATCCGTTTTCATCGGTAATAATTGACTCACCTAAATTTCCATTTAAAGGTTTTATTTGAGTTGTCGGAACAAGTTTGCGTTCAAAAAAACAATAATGTCTTGTTAAAGGTCTCAGCCCATAGACTGTTACCGTAAAAACCTGGTCGCGTGTCGTAAAAAATAAATTTGTTTGTATTGCCATTTAACACTTATCCTTACCAGAATTTCCACCACGGCCTACTTGGTGGAGGCGGCGGTGGTGGTGGAGCATCTTCTTGAATAATACGTTCACCACGCAATTTCACAGAGAAAGATGGAGGTGAAATTGATCCTGACCCTATAAACCTTACTTCTTGTCCATCACCGTTAAGAACAATATTCTTTATGTTTTGATTGATCAGTGTTTCCGACGTATACGGTAACATAGCAAATCCATTCGTAACACAAGCGGCTGTGTTAGAATGCGTTAAATCAAACTCAGACTCAATATTTAGTTGATTGATCTTTGGTTGTAAAACTCCACGTTCAGGCGATATACCTGCTCTGAATTCACGATGAGTTGAATCAGATTTAGTGTAATCACTAAACTGATCGACAAAGAATGCGTTCTTAAATCTGTTTGTTGTTATTGTTATGCTACTTGGAATTGTTAGTTCTTTTATTTTTTGCTCAATAGCTGATAAACTCACGGTGCTTTCAATTGTGTTTAAACGACGATCAAGTAAACCAATATCTTTCATCGTGTAAACGCGGTGTTGGGCATCATTAATATTTTTTACTGAATCAACCGTCACTAGTGAGCTACTAAGTCTTTCAGTTAAAAGCGTATCTTGTGAAACAAGTTCTTTACCGGCAAACTCTGTTGTCTGAGAGTTTAAAACTGAAGGCAACGAGGGATATGCAGGAATACTTAGCACGCCTATTGTAACCGAATGATCTGGTTGTTCTGGAGCTTTTGGATTATTAAGATCAGGCGTACCTTGTAGAACAACAAAGGATCCGTTACTTGTTACAACAACACGGTCTTTACGTTTATTATAATACGTGGCATCGAACGTTATGGTGGAATCAGGTGCTGGGATATACAATTCTGCACTACTTAAAGTGAATGCGCCTGATGGGTTTGTATTTGCTGAACCCAATGTTGCCGTAACAACAGCAGTGTTTGTAGCATATGGACGAAAATCAAAGGCATTACGTAGGTCAACATATTTACCTTGAGTCGTATAGAGTTCAGGTATCTCTAACGTGTTAATCGTACTTGAAGAACTAGCAAGGTTAGCTGTATCATCTATATCGTAAGAACCGATAGCAACAAGACCTCGAGACGCCTGCGTCAATACATCAACTTTCGCAAGTATGAACTGATTTGTGTTGACAGCTAGCGTAGAGGGTACGTTTTTTAATTTAAGCTGAGACAATCTATAAGCGTTCTCATCTTCAACAGGATCTATAACAAAATATTTTGTAACATCAGATACTGTCGTATTAGTTGTTGTTCCTACATTGGTTGAGTTACCAAGGTATACATTTTTTAGACGAACAACACCTGGTAATCCTAATGACCACGGTCCTGTATTACTACCATCATTATTTGCTGTATGAATTTTAACAAGCACGTCACGATTAATCGTTTTTGACACCGGTGAAACGTTTGTTCTCTTTACGTTATAGACGACGATCGCATTTGCTTCAACGTTTGCTGAAACGCCTAGACTAATCGTCGCAGTGTTGGCGCCACCATTGATACTAATACTTCGTGATGTACGTGATAGTGATATAGGATATAGCGCAGGGAAATATAGGTATGTATTACCAGCAGTCATTGCTGTTGCTGCTGTTGTTAGCTGCGCTTGAGTGTTGTTTGCAATTGATTTAATCTGAAAATAAGCAGCAGCTGTTGAATTGGCACACTTGATAAAATCACCTGGTGCAAGATCGGCTATGAATGTAGTACCTGTTCCTTCGATCAACCCGTTTGCATACACACTTATGCTTGTGCCTGTAATATTCGCAGCGGCTTGAAAAGGCTCTGTTGGTATCACAACAAAATCTTTTTCTTGTGTTGCTGATAGCGTTCCGCTGTATGGAAATGTGAATCCCGCGTTCAGTGGTCCTATTTGTACTGTGCCTGATGTTGTTACTAGCCGATCGTTGTCTGAAACAGTTCTATAAATGTACGAAATGTTTTCTAATGACTCAACAGCCCCGGCTTCAATTGGAAACACTAATTGATTTCGTGAAACATCATACAGCTGTGCAACGTTCGCATTGATTGTAGCATCCTGAACTCGTACTACATCTGCAATACCGTCTTGTCCATCGTTAGAATAAATGCTCTTGACGTCACGGAATGAATATCCCGAGTCCATGTCAATATCAAAGAGATACATCCTATACGTTGCTTCGGCTGTTCCAGGATCGCCTGTATCAAGAACCAAGGAACGAAGTCTTGCTGTTCCTATAGAATTACCAGCTGGCGTAATTGTTCCATTTGTAACAGTCAACGTGGTATTCGTGCTATTGGTTATTAGCTGTTTTGCTGTATCGTATAATGAAACAGATGCTCCAGCCTTAAAGTTAAAAACCCCAACAAGCTCTTTTACAATTGTGTAATTGCCATAATTAACTGTTATAGATTGAGATGATAAGTCCGTTGTTGTTGAAGAGCGAGCAACATTGATATAGTTGTTGTATTTCGTCGCTATTCTGTACCCTTCAATATAGGCTGTACCTGGATCAACAACAACATCAAAATGTGTCGTGTTTGTTGTTGCCTTTTCTTTTGTTGTGACGTTGAAACGATCTATGATGTAATTACCATGCGTTTCATACGTCCTACGAGCTAGTTCATCGCCTATTGTTGTGTATACTGTTGTACGGTTCTCTTTAAATGGTAGACCCGATTTCCACTCTGCTAAAGCAAAAAAGTCAATATTTGCTGCAGCTTGTTCCGACGTCAAGGTTGTCAGAACCGGTGTCAACAGCAGTCTATCTGCCCCCGGTGCCGTATAGTTAGGCGCTCCCGATGCGTTATCGAGAAGTGTTTCGTCCTCATTACTATCAACATATTCTTCAGTAGTCTTAAAACCAACAACAATGTTGTTTGGTGTTGTTGTGTACTTGTCTATAATAATAGACTGTTTTTCAACTCGAAGAAAGTGTCCTTTTTGGTAGATAATACCTTCTGATACACCAAATGCATATCCTGTGCCAACAGCGTTTACAGTAGTGTTTGCTACAGTAATTTTGGCCTTGTAATTTTGCGCGACAAGATCCAAACTTGCAACGGTAGCAGTGGTATTAGAAGTCTTTACTGTCACCCAAGGTAAGTAGGTATAATCTTCACCTACGTTACTTAGTGATATAGATTGAATGATACCACTTGTATCCGTGGTCATTAGAGCTGTAGCACCCGAACCTATTAAGCCAGATACATTAGCAGTTGCACCTGAAGTGTTTCCGACCACGGTATATGGTGCTGTGAAGGTCCATGCCGCCGAATTAACGCTAGTATTGGTTAAATCAGCCGTGAGAGGTGCGATACTAAGAATAGTCGTGCATGCTATGGCTGTTGTGTTTATTGCCTTAATAACACCTTTAGCAAGCGTCGTCGATTGTGTAATGACTTCACCATTTGTGAACGTTCCCGTCACGTTAGCTAGTTGTAGAGCACTTTGAACTACAATTGTATCCGAGTTAGAAAAACCAACACCACCACTAATAACATTAATTTTGAATAATGGATAATCCTCACCAAAAACAGTTAGCTGTTCATTAGGTTGAAATGCTGAGTATATGATACTTGAAGCGGCGGGATCTGGATCTGAACTATTCGTGTATCTAAGATAGATTGTTTTAAGATCAGGATTGCTTGCTTCTAGACCATCTTTGTAATCAACAACACGTGCTGTTAGATTTAAACTTGACTTAACAAAATAGTTAACATATCCTGCTGGTAATGAAGGCTGACCATCCGTTTGCACATCTAGTATCTTTGCATAAGGGTATGCTGTTAGATAATTAAAATTTACGCCACTTAATATCGTGCCAGATTTAAATACGTGACTACCAAAACGTTCAACTTGATTTTGTAAAAGCGCTTGAAGTTGATTCAGTTCTCGAGTCTGAACAGCAACACCAGGCTTGAATAATATTCTGTAAAAGTCCTTCTCTTCATTAAAATCATCGTAATAAGGACTTACATTAAGGGATTTTTCTAATGGCATGTGTTATCTCTCAAAACTGCAAAATTAGCTTGATGGTTTCTGATTGAGAATTGGATCGCGTGATTGGTGTCTCATTTTCTACATACACTACTTCACCAGAATGTTTAACTAGATCAGGCGCATAAGCAAATAGTAAGTTTGCCGTTGCTGTTGAATTGATCCCTATCAAAGTGTTACCTGTATTTAGCACACCTTTGACGTGTGTTACATATAGATTTGTTGACGTGTTGCTGTGGAAAATGGCATTTGCAAGTTGTAGATCTGTTTGATATACAACTTCATCTTGTTGAAAGGTACCGCTGATTGGTAGAAAGGTATAACGATAACGCTGATCGAATGTATTGAAATTCTTTGCTTGTCCGTTTATTTGATACGTACTTACTGTGCCTTCAGCATCCGAAGTAGCACCAGTTACAACTTGCGAAGTAACGAAAACCCCGCTAACATTCGTCAAGGACAAAGTACTAATAGTATCCCACTCTGTAACATAGCCAGACGCATTCGAAACATTTTGTGTTACGAGCTCACCGACCGTGAAAGAACCATTTGGTGACGTAAGCGTACAGACAACGTTTGCATATAATGGATCTTTTATTAAACCAAAAGTTCTATAATCATTTTCTGTCGGTATTGTACCGACTTCATTGTTGGCAAACGTAACACTTACTCCTAAAGCCGTACCTATAAGTTCGTATTCAGGATTTGAACCATGACCACCTTTAGGTCCCCTATCAACACGGAGAGTTGCATTATTCGATATGCCCCCTGTATTACCTGTGACAGTTGCTGAAGCCCATGTATAACCACTACCCCGGTTGATAATTTCTACTCGTGATATTGAATTGGAAGAAGTTGTGTTAACAATAGCTCGAGCTTCAGCGTCATTTCCATCCCCTTCTATAACAACAGCTGGAGTAATTTCATACTCAGTACCACCGACAGGGTTAACTGTAAACGGTTCACTTAATGTAATGGTTTTTGAACCACCAATGACGGAGTAATCGACTATGCGTCGACCTTGTCCAGCTCCTGTACCAGCAGTTAAGTAAATATAACTGCCTGTATAAAAATTATTTGCTGATGATGCACTGTTAGCTATGTAATAAAGCGTGGAGTCACCACCAATACGAACATCGTCCGACTCAAATATACCACTCAACGTTGTGTTGTAATTGGATCCTTTGAAAGTAACACCTATAACTTCAATAGCACCAGAGACTGCATTGCCTACAACTTGGGTGTTTGCAAATACAGGTATCAAATCTGAAGTTGCAAATTTGTCAAACTGTGTAGGAGTAATTGAATACATGAACTTCCACTGATACCCATCGTTCGTTGCATAGTACTCATCATCGGGCGAAGTTTCACTAATAGAAGGCGCATATGTCGAGTAGGCATTACCGTTGTTGTCCAAACATTTGAACACACTATATGAGGACCCTTCATCGACATATACAAAGAACTGTTTATCGTTGAGATCTTCATTACTTCGGTATGCAGAATACTGTGTATTGGATGTCCACACATACCTAGGTATCATTACAGCGACATCATTTGCAGAGACTCTTTTGCCAAAGACCATTTCTTCATAAGGATTGGTCATCGTTTCTTCGACGCTATTGGTAATGCTAGCAACAGTACCATCTCCACTTGCGTATGGTGTATGTCGAGCCGCAAACACATAGTATACGCTGTTTGCTGTTTCGTTTATCGACTCTTTAAATTGATTAACATTATGGAGACGAAAATAATTGGTGATAAGTTGTGTTGTCATCTTTATTGTTACGTGTTCGAGGTTTCGATAGTATTTATAGCAGTCATTTCTAAGTTTGCCAGCGAAAGAGAAATAACTCTACCAAATGCTCTTGTCCCAGCTACGTGTGTAACTCTTTTCAAGACATCGAAATATCTATCAAACGGTACCTTTGTTTGTACTTCATAACTGTACTCTTGATAAAATTCGCTATCCTGCAGTTTCTTATCATTACTTAAAAATCCTCTCGTCGAACCATAATATCCTTGGCCAACGCCTTGTTTACCAAGCTCAACAACAGCAGTCACGCTGAACGCGGAGTTGGACATCGTCAAAGTAACTGGTTCACGATCAAGATATCCAAAACCCGAATCAGCAACAGCAAGTTTTTTCACAACATTGTTAGCTGTTTGAACATTGGCTTCTATTGATGCATTTAAACCAACTGGTACAGCGTTTGCATCCTCAACAACACCAACAACATTTGCTGTTGCACCAGACGAACGACCTATAATTGGATTACCATCGAGGAAGGTGTTTTCTAAATTGATACGCTTTAATTTAAGTACTGATGAGTTCGCTGATTTAACAAGTGCTCTAGCAGTAGTGGCAAGTGTTGTTGCCGTTACTAGTGTAACATTAGATGTTGATCCTGACGATAATCCTTTTAGAGGGTAAGACGGCGCATTATTAACAAACGTACCGGTTACATTTTTAACTTTTAATGTTCCAGCGCCAGCACTTATCGCAGCTTCAACTACATATCCAGATGCTGCTACGTTTGCTGTTGAATTGCTTTGATAAACAAACTCATTTATGATAAATGTCGAAGTTCCAACACCGTTCGCAGCCGTACCTGTGAATCCTGTAACGGTTAGTTGTGTTGCTACATTGCTATATGATTGTTGTATCTGCTCACCAACAACAAATGCACCAACTGTAGTGTTAATTTGCATGACATAATCACGGTTGTCATATCCAACAACATACGTATCAACAACGGTTACAAACGGATCAACATTGTAATCAGATCCTGGGTTAATAGAAACTAGTGAAGCTATAGATCCTATAGTGGTACTGTCAAAACGAAGAGCGTCAAGGAGAATTGTATCGAGATTCGTTCCAGGGAATTTAATAAAACCAAGACCACGGAATATTTCTTCGCCTGAACCAACGTTATCATATGTTGAATTTGCACCAGTGATTATTCTCAGAGGACCAAATAACGTATGCCCCGATTCGGTTGGTCCTTTAAGGATATTGATACGTAGACCTGTCGGTGAATCTTTTAACGTTATATGCGTAGCGTTTGACTGATCAACATAATACACGGTGTTGGGTGTAAGACCATTAATAGACGTGTTCGCAGCACTTAGACTATAATGCACAGCACTATTTGGTAAATAATTAACTGCTGTGCTTAAGGCTATACTGTTGTTTGATCCGGTCGTGGCTTGTCGTGTAAGCGAGTGCCCAACCTCATTGGCGGTAGCTGTTATATCAATTGGTGAACCACCAGAAGTAAGCGATAGCTGTAATGTTGTCGATCCTGCGACTGCATTAACAACATAATAGTTGGTGTTGTTTGCTAAACCTGTAACAGCTGTGTTACCTGGTGTAACAAGATATTTTACCTGCTCGTTGTTACTAAAGATGTGCTTAGCTGGTGAGCTGATGGTAATAATATTTGTTGTGTTGTTAACACCTGACAAAGCATTAAACTCAATACGTGATGGCAGCAGGACACCAGTACCATTTGCTCCTTCTGTAATATCAGTATTACCATTAAATGTAGCTGCCGTTCCATATCCACCAGCGGTAACATTGGAACCAATACCGTTAAGTTTTATTTCGCTAAACTTCACATTACCTGTATTTTTCCCATTAATAAAGTCAGGTGATAGTAGAACATTCTCTGTATCCGTCAAAAGGCCGATACTAAAACCAGCTCCTGATCCTGTACTAACGTTCGCTACTGAGGCTGTTGTGTTACTCGTCGACCCGCGAATGTAGGTTTGGGCCGATGCAACGAATCCATTCACAGATATATCTACAACACCAACATATCCAGTCGTGTGTGTTATGAAATGCCCATTTTCGCTTCTATTACTCGCTGATATACCTAGAGGCGATCCACCTCTGGTAGCAGATAGTTGGATAGTGGATGCTGTTGTGTTAACAACGTAGTACTTTGTGTTATTAATCAGTCCATCAAGCTGTGTGTTACCTGCATTAACGCTGTAAGAAATGACGTAATTATTTTCAAGCTGATGGCTCGGTATTGTTATTGTGTCGCCAGCGCTTGATACGGATGTCTGCGCGTTGAAAGAGTATATAAGTGATGTTGTATTCGATCCACTGACATTACCTGTAGCTGTTCGATCCCCATATGAGGTGATTACAGCTGTGCCTAACGTACGAATTAGTTTGTGACCTGTTTCATTTGATCCAATCGTAAGGGCTATAGGTGTGCCACTAGGCGTATGAGATAAACACAAACTCGTTGATCCCGATACCGCATTCACAACATAATATGCTGCTCCTATCGACAACTCAGGAATGTATGTGTTACCGGGCATAACATGATAGCGTACTAGATCGTTGTTACTAAATTCATGTGCTGTTAATGTGTTTATTCGAGCACTACCACCTCCTACAAAGAGACCTGTGTAGGCTGATCCAAAAGCACCTGTGAAGAAACCATAATTACCTGTAAACAGCGAATCTTGATATACACCACTGTAAGCACCATAAACGCCCGTGTATGTTCGAGCTAGATACGTTCCTGTGTATCCTACGTAAGCGCCTGTAAATTGGCCACTATATGAACTCGTAAACGCACCATCAAGCGTTACTGTAAATGTTCTCGTGTAACCATTAAAGGCGCTTGTATAATCCGATCCCGCATATAACCCTGTATATGCTTTGCTAAAATACTGAGCTATAACACCGTTTGCTGTTCCTTGGGTGCTGGTGTAAGTTCTTGTAAAGATGCCAGTATACCCACCATACCCGCTGGTGAATGAATTGTTATATACGCCGCTAAAAGCTGAACTGTATCCACCAAACGACAATGAAAAAGTAAGGTATTGCCCAGAGAAAGCATTATAGTTACCACTGAAAGCTAAGCTGTAATTCCCTGTAAATCCTGTATATTGCCCTGTAAATGCAGTAAATGCTTGTGAGTACGTGCTCGTGTAGGCACCGGAAAAGACATTATACAATCCTGTGTAATTTTTTGTATAGATTGTTGTAAAGTTGCCCTGGAATGTTTGTGAAAAACTGCCCACATACTCGTTTGTGAACACATCACTGTAGGTGCCCGTGTATGCTGCTCCGTACAAACCAGTAAAATTACCAGTAAACTGAGATGTGAAGTTTCCTGTGAATGAACCGAGCTGATATGATCCTGTAAAAATTCTTGAAAATGAATCACCACCATATGCACCACTGTAATTAGCCGTGAATGATTCTAGATAAGATCCTGTGTAACCAGCACCTATATAACTTTGTGTAACTCCTGGTACACCTCCATATGGTAGTGCTTTCAGACCCGTATAAACAGGGTATGCAATATATCCACCTGTGTATGCTTTTGTAAAATTACCAATATAACTGGGTACATTATAGGAGTTAACTCCTATTGCGAATGTTGCACCGCTGTATGGATTTTGATAAGACGATTGATATACGCCCTGATACGATCCAACAAATACACGAGTAAATTGTCCCACATACGAACCACCATATGTTCCACCAGCAAACGGATTTGGTCGTGAGCCAGAGAAAGATCCTTCATATGTTCCAAGATAGGAGCCAGCATACGATCCTGTATAAACCCCTGGTACTAACGTACCCGTATAGGCGCTTGAAAATACTGTATTATAGTCGCCTGTATAAACACGGTTATATACTCCTGTGAACCCTGCTGATGTATATGTACCCGTAAATGCCGATGTATATGCAGAGCCTGTGTAGGGTGAGGTGACAATGAAGTACTGTAAATACGATCCAGTAAAGCCTGTTTCTCCAGCTGTTGTAAATACTCGACTATATGTACCCGTGTAGACGCCGCTAGTGAAAGCACCAACGAAATTACCTGAATAAGAATCTGAAGTAAATACTCTACTGTACGTACTGGAATATTCTTGTGTGTAAACAGAACTGTATGTGCTACCATATACACCCACATATCCTGACGTATATGTGGCAGTGAATAACCGAGAAAAGTTACCTGTAAACAAATTCGAGTATGTCTTGCTGTAAACAGACGTGTACGTATTTTCAGCAAATCCGATCGACGACGGATTGAATGATGATTCATCAGGATCTTGTGAACGTACAGCAAAGGTTGTGTCTTGGGATGCTATGTTACCAACATTAGGTACCACTATAATCCATCCAACAGTGTTTGTTGTTTTGCTCGTAACCGCTATAACAGCGTTAGCAACAACATCACCATTAGAATTATAGTTCTCTATAATGTTACCGACATTAAAATAATAATTGTTCCCTCTTGCGGTACTATATCCAATATTAGCTAGAGGTTGTGTAACAGTTTCAAATTGACTGAAGTCAGTAATTAACCCATTGGCGTTAACAATGTTTGTGAGAGTTAGGACTTTATCCGATACGATAACGTTTGCATGGTCAATGCTATATCCCCAACCACCACTTGTAAATGCATCGACATATATGAAAGTGACACGTCCGGTTTCATTTGAAACCTCGGTTACACGTGCTTTGCCTTGCTTACCGTTTGTGGATGTTACTTCAAAAATATCCCCAACGGCAAAATTAGCACCGCCATCGGCCACTGTAAGCGAAGTCATTGACCCTATTACAGTCGGCGCGTTTTCAAAAGATGTGTTTGACGACGTCGTTATGAGCTCGCCGGTTTCAAAATTACCCCTGACACTACTCAGATAAGCAACTTGTTGATACTTGCCCGAAAGTCGTTTGGTTACGAGACTTTCTAAAAATGCCTTAGCACCACTCCGCGAACCTACGATTTCTTGACCAACAAAACTTTGTGTTCTTTCTTTAACCGTCAATTCAAGATACGTTGGCTTAATCCATACGCCGTCAGATGTTTTGAAAATATCCTGACCGGGAAAAACAACTCTTGATTCTTCATTAAAAAGCCCTTGAATCAATAGCTGCACACCACGTTCTGTTCCCTTGGATTTATAGATATCAAGAGCGTGTTTAATAACAAGTTGTGTGTTTGCTTCTGTTGAAAGAGGCACACCAGACAGGTATTTGTTCTTGAAATATTTTATAAAATCACTTGACGTGCTATCGATATTTCGGTAATCAAGTAAGTTACGCGAAGCGTTTAATGCTTCCCCCTCAGTCTCCATCCACCTGTAATATTCTTTAACAAAAGAAACAAAGCGAGGACCTTCGTCCTGATAGAAATCGGGGAATTGAGCTTTAACAAGCGGGAATATTAACTCTTCAATCTGTCTCATTGCTTGACACCAACAGCTGTTACGTTAACGTCCAGATTGTCAATACTGAGAATGGCATTATTTTTTGTTTCGAGATTTTTTGAAACGGTTTTAAAGATTAACTCAAGAAAATTCCCTTCATAGGCACTGACTTCAAACGTCTCCTCAACAACGACTCGGCCTTTGGTGTAATCAATTGTTCCTACTTTTTTAATGATGCGAATCGTTTCGCCCTCTTGCAAAGCTATATGAACATTTCCGAGCGAATCATCGACAAGAGAACATCTACTACCTTGATATGTAAAAAAGGAACTTGTTAGTCCATGTCCATAATGAGTTTCATCTACCTCTAGCTTTTTTCCCTCTTCAGCAACAACTTGATTGTTAATCGATACACTAAATGGGTATGGTACGTTCGTTGATGGTGTAACATGTGCTATCATTTTAACAACAGTATCATTTGAAACTATACTTGGATCAGCTTTGTCAATAGCATTGACCAATTGTGAGTAGTATAAAATTTTCTTAAAACTAGACAGCTTTGTAATGTTATAATTGCTAATCGCTGCTTTCACCAGCGTTTCAATGTCGTTTGTTGTCTTTGTTGTCATGTTAACATCAAACTGAACAGTTGTTTCAACCGAAGCATAAAGAAACAACGGATCAATAAAATTCACCTGCATACTAAGTGGTGTTTTATCTTTAATGAAATCAAAGTATGCTTTTTTACGCAACTCGGGCGCACCATCCGCCTGTGCAACGTCGACTGATACAAATACTTTTCCATACTGAGGTGGGTCACTGTCTTCACCACCATACACACTTATTGATTGTATGTCAGAAAATTGAGATTTGAGTAACGTCTCATAATCAGTTGCAGTAACGGCTCTATTCTGAGCTTGGAATGAGCGCGGCGCATTGAATCTTATCGATTCAATAGATTCAGCAACTGCTCCTCCTGAGGCCTCATCAACCGTTGTAACTACTACATTACTATGCCCATCGATTGGACCATCTACATCAAATACGCGTGCCCCGTTTGGTAACTCGCCCGAACAGGCCCTGTATTTGGCAACAAATGTTGAACCATCCTTTGGTTTACGACCAAACACTCCATCACCAAAAATAATTTCATACTGTTGATTTTGCGCAGCTTGTATAAAGAACACTCTTGACGTTTCGCTTAGATTAAAGAGAGTCGCTGCACGCGTATACACTAATGCTGTCTGTCCATTATCCTCATATACCACAACCTCTAAGGAAGCCGTGTCTATTGTAGGATTAGAGAGTACAAATCGTTGCGATGTATTTGAATAGTTAATGACAAACGACTCGGTCTTGATAGACCCTTCATATAAATCCAACCTCTGTACAAAGCTAGCACCATTGGCTGCTGTAACATATGAGTCGTTCGTGACAAAAGTAAATGTATTTGAGCCAACTCGAGACGTAAACGATGTGTTTCTAGGAATGAATACCGATGATGTACTGCCTGAAGGGGTAATCGTTACATCGATGGTTGCTTTCGCTGACACAAAGGACCGTGGGACATAATTTAACTCTTTTGCATGTGAAACAATGCTATCACGTAATTGTGCGCTATCTAAAAACATCTCACTCGCTACCATGTTCGTATAAAACGCATTCAAGTAGCTGTTGTAGGCAAGCACATCAAGCAGCACATTGATATTAGATCCTTCGTAATCCAGATCTTTGAAGGACGTGTTATTCTTTAAGAATGTTTTTAGATTGTTTTTTAGACTTGTAAAATCTAAACCAACCAAGTCAATATTGGTATTGGCCATTTATCGGATCCTATTTAAAACTAGCTCGAGAGAAACAGGTTCAGTCTTATTTAGAACACGAAAATTTATGACAACCAACACTTCATGTTCATCTGCTTCGCTATCAACAACGACATCGATTAATTCTGCACGTGGTTCATAATTTTCTATCGTTGTTTTGATGTAATCGGATAGTGTTTGTTCCAAAGCTGGGCTACTGTTCTCAAATAGTAACGAGTATATGTCGCTTCCTAGCGTATTATTAAACAGTCGATCACCTCTGTTTGTCAGTAGGAGATTACGAATCGACTGCTTAACAGCATCTTCATTCACAGCCTTAGCGATATCGCGCGTTACATCTAAACTAAGCAGGTCAGTAAAAAAATCAGAATAAAGTTCTTGCTTTCGGCGGATGGGCGTTGATGTTTTTACTCTTGTAACCAGTGCCATTTTAATTCCCTATAAACACTGTTGAAGATCCAGCACCAATCCCTTGTGTGCCGTCGGATTCTGAATCAGGCACGGTATCACCGCTTCTAGCCGCGCCTTTTGTTCCTCGATTGAGGTTTATACTCTTACCATTAATTACAATGTTCCCTTGCACATTTAATGTGAAGTTGCCTTTTACTTCTATGTTCCAATCACCTTGGATGTATATCGTTTTATTTTTAGCAACGATCTCGTAGTCGTCTCCCACCACTTTATTTACGCGCCGACCCGATACATCCACTTCCTCATAGGTACCAGACCTGTGATAATTATGTAGCCTTTGTGCGTTGGGTGTGTCATCAACTTCAAATACGTGACCAGATTCTGTTACAACGACTTTGTTATAGGGATGTTTTGCTGCGAAAGCAGAGACAGGCTCAGGCCCAAGTGGTTGTTTGTTTATCAAAGGTTTGTCGGCTGCAAGCTGTGGTATATCACCTATACCTGGTATTGATCCAAAAATAACTGGTACATTTGCTTCTTTCCCGTCTAAGAAAAAACCAAGCACTGTGGATCCTACTTGTAGACCTGTAGCAGATATACCAACTTGTTTAAGGCTTGCACTGATAGCTGGTAGTACAACCGTGGCCCAAGGTAAGCCTGACGTTGGTAGGCGCGCCTTGTTCTCATCATGCAATCCATGAACACGAACTTTTACTCGCCCTCGTTTTTCAGGATCCTCTCTGTCCTCAACGACACCAATAAACCACTGAAATCCTTCTTCGCCTAAAAATCTTGTAGTCATTTATCTTCCTATCTGCGCACAGTCGAATACGATGAAGTGTTTCAGCTTTTCTGTTAAAGTAAACATATGTCTGAGGCGTAAGATTAAATATGATCCAGTTGTTACTTCGTCGAAATTTTTACGACCCGTTGTACCCTCTAAAATTGGCATTTCAAGTTTCACTACTTGGCCAACAGCAAGTCCCGTATCGCCCGGTACCTTCACACGCGTTATGTCACTGTTCATTAATAGCACGAAAGAGTTTTTAGCCCCTATGATATTGTTAAAGAAAACTTGTGGTTTCGACCCATCTTTGACGCTTAAGAAACGTCGCTGTACTTCTGAGCCAAAGGTATCAATCCACTCAGACGTATTAGGTATTGTTTTTGTCGTATCAGCAGCCAATGAACCAAACTTATCTTGAAGGATGAATTCTTGTGTTTCAAACTTCTTTGTTGCAATGTCGAAGACACCGGTTACGTTTTTATAAACACCTTTTGATAAATTCCTAGCTGTTTCACCACTGTATACTGTTTGATAACTAAGCAAAGTTCTGAACGAAGCAGCTTGCTGTTCAGGCGACGACATTGGATTCTGTTGATAATTAAATACTCTGTTCTCCGACTCAACTTTTGGTAAACCTTTTTTAAAGAGACCCTTCAGGGTCGAAAAGTTGAAACCGTACTGGTTCTCAAAGAAAACATATGGAGATTCTGGGTCTTCAGCACCAACAGCTCTTTGTCGCAGAAAATCGATCGATGCCAGAGGTTTCAAATTAGGGAACACGAGTCTTTCTATCCCTTTCGTGGCATCAAAAAAGAAAGGTTTTTCTGTAGCCAGATCTCTCGTAACAATCCGCTCAACCATGTCACTTACAAGACCGGTCATGAAATCTCTTTTAACATGGCTGTTACGTAAATGCTCTTCACTCACACAATGAAGAAAGTAAGTTACTCCCTTGCTTGTGTCAAGTGGATGTATATTAGAGACCTTGAAGCAGCGGAACTTGAATGTTGCTGACGAGCTTATACCTGGCGTCTCTACCTCAATCTCAACCTTCTCCTCACCAATGATTGGTAACTTTTCAATTAAACCGATTGAATCTAATAAAACTAATTCAGCATACACTGTTGGTTTCGTTAAATCTTCATAGATGTCAATTGCGGCAACCTGATCAACACTAACAACAACACCCTTACCATCGTTTGTTGATATCGACAGTGATTTTAAACGGAAATCACCTACTTCATATGGGGCTCGGTTCATGACTTGAGTAACCCTCGCATATCTTTTTCAATGACATCTATGTACGATGGTATAACCAACTCAATGTGACGTAAAGACTCGTTCGTCTCAAACTCAACATCAAACACACTTACAGGTGACCAATAACTTACCTCGTCCGCATCTAAACTAGACGCAATAGTAGATACAGAAGTGATGTTTGCTGTTACCGATGTGTTTGTTAGCACTGTTGTGATAGGTGTGTTTGCCGCCCATGTACCCGACACGTGCTTAATCACTATGTTTGTGCTGTTTGCAAAACTTACGGTGCCTTTAACAGACGACGATTGTTTTATTATCGTACCTTCCGCAACACTACCAAAGGTACCAACAAGCGATACAACTTTATTCGTTTCAATAGCGTCTTCTATTTCTTTTCTTTGATAGTTGATGATAATGTTGTTTTGATTCAATATCGGCGTCCAATATTGTTTTTGAATCGAGCTCAAAGCTGCATAGGCGGACGGCGAGAGGACCCTATCATCATTATCATAATTTACTCTGTAAAAGGCTGTTTGTTGCTGAGCGATTTCACTCGATCCATACTTCGACACAATGAAGTCATCAAAGATTTGTTGCGTTTTTGGCCATTGGTGGAATGGATCAATAATATTATTTGTGAGGTACACAACCCAGTCATAAGAAGGATCCCCATAATATCCCTCAGCTATCTGATCTGGGCGTTGGCCTTCTTCAACGACATGTGGGAAAAAAGCAACAACGTTCTTTCTAACACTTTCCTCAAACCGAATACGTGTTATGATATTTGTAGCAACAGTGTTACTATGTAATAAACTAGGGAAATATTTAAAATATGACGCCATTGATGTACCTGTTTAAATCGGACTTGTTGAACGAGGACCTAATTCATCTCTTCTTGTGTATATTTCTATTTCTTTAAAAGAAAGTGAAACATCAACAATTACAGGATCACCTGTTTTGAAGAAAGCAGGCCCATTAGGTGAGTAGTTGACACTCATATTTTCAAGTACGCATCTCTTTATTTTATACGGTGGATTTTCAACAGGACCAAAAGAAATTAGACAGGTGTCTGGAAAAGTGAACGCCGCGTCTAAACTACCCTCAAGAAGACCAGGCAACATTCTTATTTTTAATTGTTTAATGATAGATTTTACAGTCTGCAATTCTTTTAAATTATTAGGCGCAAAACGGTAACTGAATTGGTGGGTACGCATATCCACATTTCTAAACAGCACAGCCAAAAAGGGGTTTGGTACCATTCCCGTGGTTTTTCTTATGAGATCTTGACCTATGGTCCCTTTATTATTCTTCATGAAATTCATCGCCGCTGCTAATGTGGCCGCTGATGCCATACCTTTAACCGTCCCTCCTTCCGTAGCACCTCCTAAAGCACCTTTCACCATTGACACGGCGTCGTTACCTAACTTCGCACCCTCCAAAGCCTTCATTAAACCCTCGCTCCCTACACCGGCCAGCGTTCCTAGTGCTGGGGTATCATAACCAACAGTGAACGCTTCGCTGAGATTAGAAGGCATCGGCAACACGATCGTAGCCGTAGGTAATTGTTTTGGTGTTTCTGTAGCAATGAGACGCTTATACTGATAAAACGTGAATTTTGTAAAGTACTTCATATCCACCGGATATATAAGTGGCGTACCAGGGACAGGTGCTACAAACTGTGGTGTTTCTTCTTTACGCGCTGTAGCACGAGGTAGCGTAGACGATGGAAATGAGGTATCGGCTTTAACAGATGGTGCTTTTTTAAATATGCCACCTATTGCATCCGATGCTTTTCCAAACCCATCCTTGATACCACCTGCGATGTCCTTCACGCCAACTTTTTCTGCTAGCGACGACGCAGAGCTAAAAGCTGATTGAACGCCTCCTTGCAAAGCCGAGCCGGCACTGCTTAACCCGCTGGATATTGAATCTAACATATAAATAGTCCTATGAGCTATAAAGGTCTTTTCAAACCAACTGACCCCACTAAATACAGGGGCGATCCCTCTAACATCATCTATCGAAGTAGTTGGGAGTTAAAGTTTATGAGGTATTTAGACGCTCACAAGGACATAATTGAATGGTCCAGTGAGGAGTTAATAATACCTTACCGCTCTCCTATTGATAATAAAATTCATAGATACTTTCCTGACTTTAAAATTAAAAAGAAGAACAAAGACGGTCATCATGAAACTATCGTTGTTGAAATAAAGCCTGCAAAGGAGGTGAAGCCTCCTATTCCACAACAAAAAAAGACCAAACAATATTTAAGAGAGGTGTATACGTGGGGTGTAAACAGTGCTAAATGGCAAGCTGCTACATCATATTGTGAAGACAGAAAATGGAAGTTTATGATCTTAACGGAACACGAATTAGGAATTAAGCAGATATAATGGCAACCAATACATTTTATGGTGTTCTTCAAGGGAACACTAACGCGGCACAGACGCAACAAAATGCACAGAACTGGTTGCAAGAACAGGCTGCCAACGTTCGTAATCCCAGACAACTGATCGATGGTAATAAGCGTCTTGTTTCAAGAATAGCCATTGGTCGAATGTACTTATTTCACTATGATCCAAAAACAAAGGATCAGCTACCGTACTATGATAGGTTTCCTCTAATTTTTCCGTTCCAACGAGTAGATGGTGGTTTTTATGGAATCAACTTACACTACCTACCACATATTTTAAGAGCACGTTTAATGGATAGTCTTCTCGATCTTGCAAACAATAAGGTCTATGACGACACAACTAAACTAAAAATATCATATCAAATACTAAGCTCGTCTTCGAAGTTCAAATACTTTGAACCATGCGTCAAACACTATCTAAATAGCCATGTAAAAAGCAGATTCCTGTGGATTCCTGCTGAACAATGGAACACTGCTCTGTTTCTACCACTTGAAAGATTCCAAAAACGTAGAAAAGAGACTGTCTGGCGCAATTCAAGGGATATGGTAAAATAATGGGTTTACTGAATACAGGGTTAAACGCGCTTGGTACATTCGCAACGTTAAAGTCACTCTTTGGAAAAAAGAAGTCCGGGCCTACGGGGCGATATAACAGCTTCCTTACTGAGATTCGTAACTCGTCTGTCAGCCGAACAAATCTTTTTGATGTAATGATCCCCTTTCCAAAAATAATGCAAGGGGATGAGAAGTCAACGGCCACTGTTCAAAAGATTTCTCTATTTGCAGAAGGTGCTCAGCTACCAGCTATCAGCATCCAAACAGACGATAGTATAAAGAGATTTGGTGTCGGACCAACAGAAAACATCCCATACTCAATGCAGTTCAATGACATTACACTCAACTTCATCGGTGATGGTGCTGGTGAGATCTACAAGTTTTTCTATGGATGGATGCACGGGATTGTTAACGGCGATGGTCAAATAAATTCATCACGTCAATCTAGTGCAACTGGTCTTGCACCATATGAAGTTGAGTTTAAAGAAAATTATAAATCTGATATCGATATAACAACATACAACGAGCAGAACGATAAGATTTTAGAGTACAGACTTTACAACGCATTCCCTAAGATTGTTCCCGATGTATCACTATCATGGAAGGATACCGACGGTTACATGCAATTTGGGATTACATTTTGTTTTATGCACGCCGAGCTACTCAACGTTAAACAGCCATTTCAAGGTAGTAGTAATACAAACATCGGCAAACTCAGCACACTGCAAAAGCTGGTTAAACTTACAACAGCTGTGCAAGCGCTTAGAACAATTCGCAAGCCACGCAGCATTCAGGATGCTCTTGCTTCTTCAACTACGCTGAGTAATGCATCTGGTATATTTCGTTAAATAATAGGAGTTGATTATGGGCTTACCGGTGATACAGCACCCAACGTTTACGCTGACTTTGCCTTCAACAAAGCAGATCGTACAATACAGACCTTTTTTAGTTAAAGAAGAAAAGATCCTTCTCATTGCTCAAGCAAGTGGTGAGCAAACCGATATTTTACGTGCAGTGAAGCAGGTGGTTGCCAACTGTATATTGAGCTTAGGTATCAATATTGATGATTTTACAACATATGATCTTGAGTACTTCTTTATTAAACTAAGATCAAAATCAGTCCAGAACGTTATAAAATTAACGTACCGTGACAATGAAGATGAGCAGCTTTATGATATCGAAGTTGATCTTGAAAGCGTAGAAGTAACATACCCAAAAGAGGTTAGCAACGAGATTAGTATCAGCGACCAGGTGTCTTTGAAAATTCGTCATCCAAGGGTGAACCTGATTAACGATGCAGAAAGTATCAGCGAAGGTGTTGATTTTAATTTCTTTATCATCCAATCATGCATTGATAAGATTTGTGCTGAGGGTGTTGAACACGATCCTCGTACTTACTCAAAAGAAGAATTATTCGAGTTTGTTGAATCGTTACCCGTCAATGCATACCAGCAGATACAAGAATTTATTGATGCAATGCCGCGTATACAACACGAAATTCAGTACACAAACTCTAAGGGTAGGGTTGTTAAGATTGTGCTCAGGACACTAACTGATTTTTTCACGTTGGGCTGAGCCACAACAGCATAGCGAACTACTACCAGTTTATGTTCGCGATGGTTCAGCATCATAAATATTCGATAATCGAGCTTGAAAACCTTTATCCATTTGAACGTGATCTTTATGGTGATATGCTCAAAGAACATCTGAAAAATGAACAACAAAGGCTCCAGCAACAATAATGGCTTCGTATGCGTCAGAAATATCTGCTGAACTAAAGAAAGTCGCTAAGCAAAAAATCATAACAGGATTTTTTGGTTCAGGTACTATAGGTCAAGCTATATCAAAGCGGGTTCTTAAAAAAGAAGAAGACGATCCTGTTTCTTCCGCTTTAGCCGAGCAACAAAACGTTCAAACCAATATAAACACAACGATTGTTAGAATAGAGCCCGTTGTTGTTAACATATCTGATAATATTTTCAACATAGCTGCTGTGTGGTCGAAGCACGTAGCACGCATGGAAGACACACTCAAGTTCCAAAAAGAAAGACTCTCAAAGGAAAAAGCGGCTGTCGAAGAAGAAGAGAACGAAGAAAAAGCCGTTGAAGCTGAGGTAGTTAAAAAAGCGTCTGCCGGAGGCACCGATACAGGTACTGATGACACCAAGGGTGGTATTCTTGGTTCATTACTAAGAGCTACAACCAAAACACGTTCGTTAATAAAGAGCGGTCTAGCTAACCTTGGTAAGCTCTTGCTTGGTCCGGCTATCATGGGTGGTGCTACTGTAGCTACTATAGCCGCTCTCACACCTGCTATGTTAGCTGCTAATGAACAAGATGCACCGGACTACTTGGTGCCAGGTAACATAGAACAAAATGATGCAGACGAGAGCGATGACGTTGAAGAAGATGACAGTAGATCAATAGACTATGGTGATGTAGCGACGGACATGATGGGTACTCCACCATCTCCACCAGTAATCGAGCCGCCGCCTCCACCAACATTAGAACCTCAAGAAGGTACTGTTGATCTAGGTCAAGCCGCGACAGACTTGCAAGGCACAGCTCCTGGACCACAACCTGTTGAAATACCATCCGCTCCACCGCCTGCTCCAACACTTGTTTCGACCCCTCCTCCTGTTGCTGTAACAGCCACTCCTTCCACATATGGTGAGCAACCAACACCTCCTTCACCACAGCCCGTAAGTACTCCTGAACCGATAAGAAACAACACGTTCAGTAATCGAGCATTTACGGATACACCTGATACATTACAGACTCAGCCGAGCCCACCTAGTAATGTTGGTGGTGCTACGCCTGTCATGTCGGAACAAACTCAGCCATTACCAGAGGCAAATAACGCTCTCAATCAGTCATCTGAAGTAAAACCGGAACGACAACCTATGTTGTCTAGCTCGGCCTCAAATCCAGTCGAAAATTTGATGAGCGAATCGTCAACAACATCGGATCGACGTGATTTTAAAGAAAACACATCACAAATACCATCTAATTTGTCTGGCTTATTTGGTTCAGGAGAACCCATAAGTGCTCCATCAGAAGCACCTCCGTTTTTTCAAAATATGTTTAATCAAGCTGTAAATCAAATACAGCCTCAAAACATTGACACTGGTTCGACTATCTCAAATATGACAATGATGTTGAATAATATTGTGAACGCGGTACGTACTGATGTACCAACCCCGCAAGTTATTCAGTCATCTGACGCATCGGTATTGAATGAACAACGTGATTCAGCACCCATTCCCTCACCAATAGCCAACAGAGGATCGCTCGATGAAGGGACAACCTTTGATTCTGCTCCAAGCAGTATGATGGTGGGTTGATAATGGTAACTAGCGTAATGAAAGAGGTTCTCCGCGAAAAATTTGAACAAGGACTGGGTTCATTTGGTGATGTGTTACGTGAAGCGCGTTTAAAAAAAGAGCGCGCAGAAAGAACACAAAAACGCGTTGAGTATATCGAGGAAGTAACAACACAGCTTCGTACAACTCGCGCATCTTTATCAAACATAGAAAAACACTTTATCCTTATATCGAGAAATGTGCAGATCCTTGCTCAGGCAATGGGCGCACAGGTTACGTTACAAGAAGAGACAGATAAAGTTCTGAAAGAAATTGATAATCTTCGTAAGAAAAAGAAAAAGATAAAAATTAGTCCATCGTCGGTTAAAAAACTTAACCAACAATTAGAAGAGGACAATAATGATGTTGGGGGCTTTTTTGATAACTTTTTAGATCTGTTTGGTCGTCGAGGAAGATCAAGAAGAACACCACGCAGAACACCAAGAAGAACACCACGCAGACCTCCTGGTAGACCTCCTGGTAGACCTCCTGGTGGAAGACCGGTTCCTAAACCACCCGGTCAACGTCGTGGTCCAACCCCTGCTCAAACAGAGAGACGAGCACGAGTTGCTGCGCGCCGTGCCTACAACAGGGCTTTGAGGAATGGTGCCTCGCCCCAAGAAGCACGGAGAATATCAAATAGAGTTTTACAAGAGAGTAGAGCTCGCGGCAGAGCTGGGGTTGGAAGGGGTCCTTCCGCACAACAAGCAGCAAGACAGGCTGCAATAAATCGTGAAATTGCTCGTAGGCAAGCGGCTTTAGATGCTGAGCAAAGAAAATTACAAGCCGAGCAAAGAAAACTATCCGCCGAGAAGGCAGCTGCTGAAGAAAGATACAAAAAACTTAGAGCTGAAGCAGAAGCACGTGCAAATGCAATTGAAGAACAACGAAAAAAAGTTGCTGCTCAACAGGCTGAAGAACAAAAAAGAATAAAAACAGAACAACAAAAAGTTGAAGCAGAACAAAAGAGGGTACAGACAGAAAGAGCTGCTGTCGATGCTGACCGCCGTAATATTGAAACGGAACGCGCAAGAGTTCAAGCTGCCCAAGCCGATGTGGAAACACAACGAGCTCGTCTAAACGCAGATACGGCAAAAGCCGAGCAGGTAAGTAAAGCTGCTGCAACGGCCAATCAAGCTCGCGCTGCTCAACTAAAAATTGAGATTGATGCGCTCGAGAAACAAAGGCAAGAATTTGGGAAACTTAGAGATACTTTTGATAAGAGCTATGTAGAGAGATCTGCAGAATTAAGACGTCAAGAAAAACTCGCTAATGAAAGACTTAAAGCTGCTGCAACAGAAGCAGAGAGAGTGAATGCGGAACGAGCAAAGGTTGAAGCTGAGAAAGCAAGGATTGCAAACGACGCGGACTACAAACGAGTAAACGCAGAGTATGCAAGTGAAGCTAGACGTCTTGCTTTAGCTCAAGCAGTCAGAGAATCCGAAAGCAAACGAATAACGCCAGCACCTGAAGCTCCAAAACCTCCTACGCCTACGCCTACGCCTACACCATCACCTGAACCTCCAAAACCTCCTACACCAGAGCCTATACAAAAACCTAGCGTCTCTGTAACACCAAAACCAATACTAGCCGATGTTGTAAAAAATAAACCAAAAATTGTTGCAACGGTCGCAAAAAGATTTGCGGTTACTGCTGCCAAGGCAGCCGTCAAATCAATTCCTGTTATAGGGTTAGGCCTTGGTGTTGCTGCTATTGCTTATAGAATAGTGATAGGTGATGCCGTCGGGGCTGGTGTGGAGGTTGTAGGTACATTTGGTTCATTTGTTACAGCTATTCCAGCTACTATAACAAACATGGCCCGTGATATCTACCACGAGGAATTCGGTGAATGGCCAGAATCTGACCCGGCTCCTGATAAAGCAGAACGGTGGAAGTTCATCTACGACACGGTAAGAGAAGCAGTTGAAAATGAACTGAAGTCTAGCTATATCACAGAGATGGATTACGATAAAGCTGCGACGGAAATGCAAGGTACCCCTCTTACGGTCCCGAATGAAAGTGATGCTACCCCAAGAAAGGGAATCATACCATCTATAAGGGGATGGTTTACACGTCCCGAAACACCTACTCAAAATATTCCTCGCCGCGGGTCTGGTACTCCTATTCGAAAACCCGTGTCTATGCCTACAATAACGCCTGAAGATAAGCCTATCATGGCTTTAATTAAAAAACATGAAGGTGTGCGGCTATCACCATACAAAGACAGTCTTGGGTTATGGACTGTTGGTGTAGGACATCTTATTGGTGATGGGAAAAGTTTGCCACCAGAATGGAACAGACGATTTACAATGGAAGAAGTTGATGCCCTGTTCGCTAAAGATTACATTAAACACAAGCAGGGAGCAGAGCAAGGTCCTGGTTATGATAAAGCGAATCAAACAGGCAAAGCCGCTTTGATAGACCTAGCCTTTAATATGGGCAACACATGGTACAACAAGTTTCCTAATACGACGCGTTCTCTCGAAGCTGGTGATTTCGATACGGCGTCCGCACACCTACAGGATAGTTTGTGGTACAAACAAGTAGGCAACAGAGGCCCAACTATTGTTAGTATGATTCGTTCGGGTACGGATATGAGCATGAACACAATCGTACCTCGACACAATGAAACCGGAACACAGCTTGCACAAGCATCGACAGCTGTTAACGCTGCAAAACAAAAACCAACAGTTTCACCAACAATTATCGTTGCACATAATACAACGCAAGCCCTTGCAGCCTCTAATGGACCGCAAGGGCGCGCTGAGTTTATAGGTGCAGTTGGTGCTTAGTCGTCACTAGCCAGCTTCTGGAATAGGAGCATGTCTTCATCTTCCTGCTCGTCCCATGGCAAGTCCGCCTTCGGAGCTTTCGTAGGAGCAGGTTTCGGAGCTGCTGCGCGCATAACAGGTGCTTCATCTTCAAAAGCATTAGACTTAGCAGCAGGTGCCATAGCAAGCGACAATACTTTATTCAGACGATTCTTGATATCGTCATACGACTTATAGTTTGACTTATCCAGGAACGGCTGCAAAGAGTATTCACGCTTCCAAATAGCCTCGAGTTCATCATCATCAGACAAAAGAGGCTCCGGAGTATCAAACTCAGACTTGTCGTAATTCTGATAGCCTTCAACTTTACGAATTTTGAGCTTGAAGTTAGCACCCGTCCAGAAATCAAACGGATTAACTGAATCTTCATCCTCAAATTCAGGATTCATTGCTGCATTAAGTTTATCAAAGATCTTCTTGCCATACTTAAACAAGAAGACACGCCCTTCGTTTTCGGGATTGGAAGGATCTTTCACAACATAGATGTTGCTGATAAACGACAACTTGCGCTTCTGTTTACGTACTGAGTCTTGGTTCTCTTTCGAACCAGTTGCCCACAAAGCACTGTTATGCTCGCATACAGGGCATTTCTCGTTAATGGTAGTAAGACACCCATCAATCAACCAACCACCAGGACCTTGGAACGCGTGATCGAACAGTCGAACAAACGGAACGTCCTCACCAGCAGGCGCAGGAAGGAAACGAATAACAGCGTAACCATTACCAGCTTTGTCCACAGTGGGTCGCCAAAAACGATCGTCGTCTTGAGGCTTGGTTGAGGGAGTTGCTAGCTTTTCAACAGCGCTCTGAGCAGTTTGCAGAGAGGTGGCGCTAGCTTTTTTGAGGGCTTTGAAATCGATTGTCATGTATATTTCCTTGTATAAAAGTGTGATTTGTATTTGCGTGTCCACAGTATCATAACGATACAGATATTTATCTTACAGACTAACATTAAAACGGTCAACAACAACTTTTTTGAGTTGGTCTTTGTCATATTGCATGAAAGGAAAATACTTCTTACACTTCTTCCTCACATCAGGCCACACAGCCTGTTCTTTAATCTCGCGGTTCCACATAGGACTGAACCTAAGGATGTCGTTCATAATAATAAATGTTTCAATGTGAATTTCTTTTCGCAGTAAAAGTTTAAGAGCGTGGGGATGTTGACCGTCGGTCACCACAAAACTGCTTATAAGATCCTCATTAAACTTCTCAATATCATTTTTAAAAACATATGTCAATGATTCCTTTACACGTAACCACTCACGATACATCTTATCTGATTCTTCATTACGAAGGACATCACCAATCCACATATCATGTTTACCATAAACAAACAAAGCTACTAAAAAGTTAGTTAGATCTTTGTGTTTTGATAGTTTATGAAAAAAGTACTTGTCGTTACGTGTTTCAAACTTATCACGTTGAGCCTTCACTGCACCGTTGTACTTGAAGAAGTCATACCGATCGGTGGTAAAATGACTTTTCAGAGCAAGGTAGCGTTTATATGCTTCGAACGCGTCCATCCGTAGCGCAAACATCACAAAGGCAGCTTTGTTGTTTTAGGGAAGTAGTTGAGTGCCTCGGCTTCATCTTGAATCCGAGCTTTCATTTTTGCACTCGACTTAATCAAACTACCAGCCGTCTCAATTTCCATGCCTGTCTGCTCACAATAAAGCAGAACGGCTTCCATGAAATCGATACGTTTTTCAAAAGCTAATCTCTCTACATCTCGTTGAAAATCTTTTAGGGACTTAACTGGACTGATTTCTGTCATTGGATCCTGTATATCGTTCAAAAACCGGTTTAGCTCCCTCTTTGTATGGAGCATAAAAAACTCGTTGGCGAGTTTTTCTGTAGAAAACTTCATAATCTAGTTCCTTAAATTCATAAAGGTGCTTCAAATCGTCATTGTTTAATTTCTTATAAACAAATACACGATCAGCTTTTTTACTGAACACACTAAGTGTTCTTCTTTCTTCACTATTGTAAGCTACTGCCATTCCATCGACTTTCCCATCGAGGAACTTTTTTAAAAAAGGTGCTATAACTGTTGCAGCTATTGGCTCTATTTTCTTTGTGTGTTTTATGTAACGGGTACCTACGGCCCAGCGATTATATAGTGTTAAGCCAAACGACGCAACTACCAAGTCGCTTCGCTCAACAACAAAGAATCCCAGATCAAAACGCTGAGCTCGGAGCAACCTTTTTAGTGCTTCAGGAGTGTAATTTTGTTTAAGCCTGTTCCCTGAATAACTTTCCCACAAAGATTGAATTAAGCTCACATTATCAGCATCAAAATTTGTTATGATGGTGAACTTGTATTTGTCACCACCAGCTTCAAAAAACTCAACTTTATTTGAAGTATCGTTGATCATAATATCTCTTCAAATCTTCCGGCAGAAGGATCGGATTACGTAGAATGATATGAGGTCCAAGATTGTTGTAGTTATCTAAACCTGACCAAGGAGCACCAACTGCTACTGTGTACTTTTCTTCGTTGGTGAAGTTATGCATTCCATGAGGCCAGCTACCATCCATAATGAAGGGCGTGTCACAATTAAACATTCTTATAGGTGAAAATTTTGATACAAAGTAAAGACTGTCTGTGCGACCTTTGAGAACGACTCTAAATTTATGTTGTCTTGAACCAAACGCTTGAGGTGAGCAATCAATGTGTTCGTGATTTCTTTGACCAGGGTGTGTTTTAAGTATACTAATACGTGTTCTCATTCCCATCCATGGGAACACACTATGTTCAAACCAATCAACAAGCGTTTGTGGAGCATAGGGAGTCCATTGAAAAGATTTCTTTTCTCTAAAATTTGACGCCCCCTTCTCACCCATTTCGCCACCCATTGTCATAACAGGAAGCATGGTAGTGTGACGATACGTATCATAGAACCAATAACGTTCATCAACCGATTGAGTTTCTACTAATGCCTTTTCTTTATCTAACAACGGTAAATTAATTGTTGCAGCAAGAATGTTCATGCTGATATGACCTCTCTCAAACGATCTGCTGCATATGATGCAGCGAATGCATTTGGTTTAACCATGGGAATAATGTTACACGTGCCTTTAATGTAACCGATTGCTTGTTGTACAACACAGCTCGACCCATATTTCTCATCAGGATTAATATCAAGATGAACTTCTACGTGACGGTCAGCAAGCACATCGGATAGTTTTTGAAATAGCTCTGACACTTTATATACTTCATTCATAAGTCTAAGAGCTGGTTTATTTTTCTTCTGATCAAAGTCGGGCTCGTTTTGTATTTCACCAAATACTTTACAACCATGTTGACCATCAATATGAATAACAACGGCCAGCGTGTATTCTGCGTACCACTTCTTTTTATGTTGGAAACGTACGGAGTCAGCACCTATGTAAATTTTTGTTGATTCCGATTGTTTTTGAATAAACTTTTTTACTTCATCAATATTCATCTTCATAACAAATCCTAGTTATAACCAAGAATGATATTCTCTCCAATCTCTAATTCTTGTTCATCAACTACTATCAAACAATCTTCAGTTGATAAGATATCATAGTATTCATTTTTCATCACACAAGCATTATCTTCTTCTTTGTGTAGAGGCTCTTTTGTTACGTTTGCTGAAGGGTTCATTAACGTCTCAAATAAAAATATTTAGGTGGTGCGGATGGCGGGATTCGAACCCGCATCGTTTCTTATGTGGCAGATTTTAAGTCTGCTGCGTTTCACCTATTTCGCCACATCCGCAATCTGGCCTGACCGGAGGGATTCGAACCCCCGACCAACGGATTAGAAATCCGTTGCTCTATCCAACTGAGCTACGGTCAGTAACTGGTGCCTCTGGTTGGATTCGAACCAACGACCTGCCGCTTATCTGGCGCTACGGGGTATAAATCCGCTGCTCTACCACTGAGCTACAGAGGCTTTAGAACATCAAACATAAGAGTTATTCGATCTTCTCCGTTCAAATTTTGTGTTCCGTGTTTTACATCATTCCTAAATGTAAATAACATTCCAGGTACAACATCTAAACTTTCTTCACCGACAAAATATCGGTACGACCCTTTCAAGCATAAGTGAAAACGTTTAGTTTTATCAAAATAATCACCTCGATCAACATGAAGGGAAACATCTTTAAAAGGGTACAGCTTTATTAAAGCAGCTCTTTGCAATGATACAAAATTTGTTTGAAGCCAGTCAACAGTTTTTGGAAAAAGGCCATTGGTCAAATCAACGATCTCTGTATTGTTTCTAAGTACATTCTCCATTATAACAGCACCGTCCTGTTCAAACGGTCCCAACAACCGAATGGACTCTGTGTGACGGAACGCGTAAAAAGATTTTCCATAGCTCTGCCATAACGATTGTACCTGCGGTGCAAGCACCTCTTGTATGAAAGGAGTAATGTCGTTTCTTTTTGACAATACTTCAATTAAGCGCATTATGCCAAACCTGACGTACTTCGGCAGAGAGCTTCTGATTACCAACAGCATTACACACATTGCATGGACTGCCAGCGTTTGCTCGACTTCCTGCAATCAATCTCTTCCTTATAGCATTAAGCTCAGGTGCCAGCCATAATTTATGAAAAGGGGTCTCGTTAACGTTACCGAATCTGCCGGCGGCGCGCGCCCAATCGTTACAGCATAACAAAATACTTCCATCCCAATCAACAAACGCTTTTGTATGTGGCAGAAAGCAACGCTCTGCAAACACATCTTGCGGTACACCTTTTGTCTTTACGGTACCAGCTCGGTTCGTAAAAATATTGATGGGGAATTTATATTTGGCTGAAAGATGAATAGGAAAGTTGTACCTCTCAATCTTTTTCTGCCACTTCTTCATCTGTACTTCATCGTCATACACGTCAATAAACATGCCTGATACACCAGCTGCAAAAAATTCATCTAGAGTGTACCAATCATCATTTAAGATCTTATCGCCGTTTGTGTATAGCTGTATATCATCTATTCTACCTTTTGCTATCGATATTAGATTGAGGATATCTTTGTTTAGAGTAGGTTCACCAAAACCAGAGAAAACAAGCCGACCTTTATAATTGTTTTTGTATAGATCATCTACAACGGCTGAGACAGTATTTCGTGTTATGTGAAGGTTTTGATTTGGATATACGTTCGGATCAACACGAGGACAAAATGCACAGGTCCTGTTGCATAATTCGGTTGGATTAATCTCGACAGCAGTCAATCCAAGAAGTGGGTCCCCTTCACTATTATGAATAATATTCTTAATTTTTACCAATGGTAATGGCACGAGCAACTCCTTTATAATTTTTGGTCATTATCAATGATACTGGTAAGATGACTAAATTTTTTGAAAATGACATAGGGATCCTGTCGGGATAAGTTTGTGTTTTGCTGGGACTTTGTATGTTACGTGTATTAGAACGCTTTCTTTAACATGAGGAGAGTTAATAAAATCATGTACAGCGTTTTGAACAGGAAGGTAGTAACAATCGTGGCAAACGAGGTGTCCACCGCGTGAAAGTTGCTCCCACCAGTTATTCAAATCATTTAGACATCCTTGATACGAATGATCACCATCTATAAACAATAGATCGTAATTACCGATACTGCTATATTTTGTATTTTGAGAGTCACCGACAATAATGTTAACGTTTTTACCTACGCCTAATGTATGCATAAGTGTGCGCAAATAATCATCATCTTGTGGTGCATTATCAATACTGTGAATCGGTACTTTTGTGTTAGCTAGAGAGAACAACAGCGTTGATCCACCTTTATATCGACCCACCTCAACAATGCCTTCTGATACATTTTCACTCAGCGCATAAAGATATTGAATTTCCCATGGATCCAAACGAACAAACTCACGTGGGATTATAAAATGCGATTGATATGGAACTTGTTCATTGCGACGAACGTTTAAGTGCTTGGTACGTGACGCAGCTTTTAAATGATCAATATGAGACATAATCTTCCTCGTTGTGGCCTCGGTGTACGGACTCGAACCGCATCTTTAGATTTTGGAGATCCACGTGCTGCCATTAACACTACACCGAGATAAATAATTTCTTTGCAATACTTGTATTTACAATGACTTATTTTGCCGATGTGATCAACTTAACATATAATGCTCCTCTCCTTGAGAAGGTAGTTATAGATATTGTACACTATGATCGTCTTTTTGACAAAACATTCCCCATATCAACATTCAACCGTGAGCAACGCCAACAAATCTTCAAAGTATTAAATATAGATGAGAACAATCATGTTCATAACGTGCTCATAAATTTTGTAACCGTTGCTTGCCTTAAACCGAAGCAAATGTCGGCTATACATATCGACCGTGATGCAAAAGGTGTTCTCACTCCTGCCGCGATCAACATACCGATTACAAAATGCGACAACGTTTATATGAGCTGGTACGTACCTAAATCGAACCGTCAAACAAAGACAATAAAATCTGCATCAGGATTTGATATTGTTGGTCTATCAAGAAATGACGCTGATGTTATTTTCAGCATGCAATGTAACAAGCCTGTCGTTGTTAATCCGACAACTTTCCATGACATTATTAATCATGGGAATTCAGATGAAGTTATTATTAGTTTGAGGAGCTGATAGGGAATGTATACCAGCAGTAATTTTTTATATACTAATAAAATTGAAGATGCTGCAGTGTCAATTGAAAATGATTTCTATAGAATTTATAGTGGCGTTGGTGATCTTAACATCATTAAATCACCTAAGCAAGACAAAGGTACCTCTGCAGAGTGGGTCGGTGCGTTTTCATTTATCAGAAAACGCAATCCTCAATGGGACGAGAAATGTCGTGCAAGATCGGAGTTCCTGATACCTTTTATAGAGTCCTTCCCAGCAAATCATTTGTTAGGTATTTGGTTCAGCGCAATACTTCCTGGCGGCATTGTACAGTGGCATACTGACAAATACGACGAAGGCGAGGAGTATGTTCGTGTACATTTACCGTTAATCGTTCCAGATGGAGATCTGGGTATCACCGTTGAACAAACCACATACAAATGGGAGCGAGGTAAAGTTTTTTGTTTTAGTCCCTTTGTAATGCACACAGCGTGGAATAAATGTGACTCGTTACGTCTAAATCTAAACTTTAACTTTTCAAAAAAATCATTTATTTAAAGTGGTAGGCCCCCGCGGAGTCGAACCGCGCACCAACGGATTATGAGTCCGCTGCTCTAACCAACATGAGCTAGAGGCCCGTTAAACTGGAGCGGGAGGCGAGATTCGAACTCGTCTATTTCAGTTTGGAAGACTGACGTGTAACCGTAAACACTTCACCCGCAAAATCTGGTGCCCTCTCTCAGATTCGAACTGAGACTTCACGGCTTCTAAGACCGTCTCCTCTACCAATTGGGATAAGAGGGCTTTGGCTCCAGTGGCTGGGATCGAACCAACGACCAATTGATTAACAGTCAACTGCTCTACCGCTGAGCTACACTGGAATTTATATTGAAACACACTAAGGTCTATACATGCTTTCAATGAGAGGCATGCGGTGTACCATCCCTAATCTTTTTACAGATTCTAATGTGTTTCAATATGGTGCCCCCACCTGGAATCGAACTAGGAATTGATGATTACAAATCAACTGTTATACCATTTAACTATAGGGGCAAAACTTGGTGGACCGACGGGGATTCAAACCCCGACTTCTGCGGTGCAAACGCAGTGTGCTATCCTTATCACTATCAGCCCTTTTTTTGGTCTCTCTGCCTGGATTTGAACCAGGACCTCTACGCCCCAAACGTAGAACGCTGCCAGGTTACGCCACAGAGAGTAAATACGATCTAATTTCTCCCAAATTTTTATATCGAATGATATTATCAGACATACTACTTAAACTTTGCAACAACAAATTTTTGTATCTGTACCATACGTCTTTTAGCGGTAAGACATCAACCTTTACAAAGAACAACGCTATCGCACCATTTGGCAACGGCAATGTTGTTTGTGTTTCAATACGCATGAAAAGTGTATTTATATCTAAATCTTCATCTTTGTACTGTTCGGTAATCTTCTCATAATTACTTACAGAAGGCACTTTTGTTATTGTCCAAACATATCGTCTAAAACTGCCTTGACTAAAATCTGAGATTGTTGAAGCAATCTTATCACTAGCCTTTACAAGCAGCTCACCATCTGCAACAGGCGCATGCAACTCCCTAAGCGATTTACCTAACCCTGCACCTGGTGTCCATGAGCTTGGAAAACAAAAACAAATTGCTGACAACACACCTTGATGTAGAATCGCTACATCTTCTTCAAAGTTAAAAGAGAATTCAACAATGTCTGTTGTAATTGGTACACTAAGATATGTCGCCGCCCTTCTAACCAGATCGTTCTTTACTGCATCTTCCGTTTCACCATACAACGCATTATCAAACATTAGCAACTGATGTTTTTTCTGCCTGATATACTCAGGATCAGGACTTATGTTATAGACACTTTCGTTGTTCCTGATCATCGTAGGCCGTGTTGTATAAGGTACTCTAACGATCTGCTCAATCTTCACATTTAATTCCAAAATTAGTGGTGGAGGTCCACGGATTCGAACCGCGAATGTTTACCACGAGGGACCGGATTTACAGTCCGGGGATGCACACGCCATAGCATCAAGACCTCCGCTGGAGCACGTGACAGGGATCGAACCTGCATAAAACGGATTTGCAATCCGTAGCCTAACCATTCGGCGACACACGTGCACATAAATCATTTCAACAACAAAGGAACTATCTATCTAACTTCTATCAAAGTCAACATAGGGACCAAAAATGTCCAACGCCTCGTCCCATGTCACCCTACTCCTTGTCGCATTCTTGGCTATTACTAAACATGCAACGAAACGTGGTCGGTCTTTGTTTTGTATAGCGTGTATTTGACCGACATTAACGAGACTTGGAGTACCTATCGTAGCAGCGTGTACTTTAATTAAGTCCTCACGAGGTGCAAACGAGTATTGGGTTCCAATCACCGTTGTATTTGTCTTGAGTGTAGCACCATCCTTGAGCTTGAACCACTCCATTACACTCCCTTCGCCACCCTTCATCCAGTTAAGTTTAACGACGTCATTGATTGACGGACTATCCGAATGTGGTTCCAACGTTCTACCGGGTGGCGTGTAAAAATATTCACCAGCAACGATATACAAACCAAGCGAATGTATCCACGTTACGATCTCAACATTCATGTCCTTTTTATCAAACCGACGATGAAGATGGAATCTAAGATCAGGCACTTCATACTTCGGAAAAACAAATGGTACTGGAACGTTTATCCTGTGGTGATACCTGTTCACGCTGGTGGCCACTTAACAATTGAGCGATGTAGGTCGATTAGAAAAACAAGCCGTCTATACGAGGAATTATTCCAAGCACTGTGTTCGCATTGATTGTCGAAAGCAAACACGTTGTCCCACGTAATAAACACTTTGCGCTCGATCTCAAATACGATATCACCTTCCGGAACAATTAAAGGAATATGACATCTCACATATTGCTTGCGCCTATTTTCAATTCCTGTGTGTCTACCAATACGACTATGTGCTTCCATTATACTATACGTAGCAATAGGACATGCTATTTGACCACCTTCGACACCATCTGGATATAGATTATCGAAATGATCAACTAGTTGCCACGCCGTTGGGTATTTGTCGCGATTGGTTGCAGATCGAGTGTTCACACCAGGATCTGTGTATCGCAATCCCTCTACCTTCCACGCATCACCTGCTGCAGCATTACCAGCCGTCTTCCACTGCCCAACGGTCTTCATGTTGTATTTTGGATCCAACTCCCGTTCTTCTGGTGTCGGCTGCTTATCGCTAAAGTTAGGAAAGACCGCCAAAAAATCTTTAACCATTCCCTCACGGAAAGTGTTGAAAAAATCAGTGAATAAAAAGTTGTCTGCTAGTTGATATTTCATGTCGGTCCTTTCCATGACGATAAAAAACGTGATTCCCTATCTGAGCTGTTCTTTGCAATCTCCACCTCGGATTAGTAGAGGTGTTATGGAAGTATGTAGCTCCTTTTGTCATGTCCTCAAATACTTTATGATATATCAACACTTCGATTGAGAGTCGAAGAATATCATTGTAGAGCGGTGTATGTTTAATTGCTTGTCTACGATGTAGCTTAGTAGGATCACAATACCAACTAAACTGACACACACCTTGTATTTTTTGTTGGACAACACCGCAAAGAGTGTTCGGAAACCTACCCGACAACACTCTGTTTATTGTTACGAACGCAACAGCTACTTTACCTGCTGTCGATTCTGATGCAGCTTCAAAAAATATGTTCTCTGCTAAACAAGAAACTTGTTTTTGCGACTCTTTACTCAGGTCATGAAAATTTACTAAGAGGGGTAATTCATGAATGGTCGCTTGTAGCGGTAGAACAAAGGCGATAAGCAAAAATCCTGCAAGGATTGCTTTCATGATTCCTCCTTTGTTAAAGATGGGTTATTAAGGAAACCCATCAAAACCTTTATATCTTACTGCCTGTCGCTAATAAAGCGATTAAGTTCTTTTGCTTTCGCAAGAATGTCTACTGTAGATGGGTATGGAATATGCATTAACTCAGGCAACTCTTCACCTTTTGTCTTTGCCATTTCACATTTGAAATGCCACAATTGATTCTCCGCTTCTTTCCTGGTAAAGTAATCATGCTCAAGCATTTCTTTTGCCATTTTAAGAAGTTCAAGTCTAATACCAAACGCTGATTCACTCATGTTTATCTCCTTTGTGTGTGAGTGTGTTTAAAATGGTGGGTTATTCTGTTACGAGGAAACCCACCGAAACCCTAGGCTGTGTTTAGGCAGCCAATGCGAAACGTTCTTCGTTTGCGTTTACTTCGTTTGCTTCTTCGGCCGGGAAGTCCCAACCCTACGGCTTTCACATTGCCGAATCGTCCATCTTCCTACTTATTGCCCCGTCGAAACCAGGTCAGGCCCATTAGAAAACTCTCTGCGATACTTGAAATCTTGGTAGCCCTTCTTCCTAGCAGGTCCTTGCTTTGGTCGACTTTAGCAAGTTTTTCTGTTTATCTAGTGTAGCTACTCAAAGAGTTTTCTGGTGGACCTGGGCGGAATCGAACCGCCGTCCGAGACATCTTTCAGTCAACTTCATACGATTATACTTTCAGGAACTTTGTAACAAGCCATCCACAGAAATCCCACTCACCAGGTTTTTGTGTGTATGCAAAATTGTACTCGTAAGGCTTGTTGTGATGATTATTATGCAGACCTTCGCCTAATGTCAACACGTTCCATATCTTACTATTTATGCTTTTGTCCTTTGTATTGAAGTTTACGTACCCTTTGTGATGTCCAAGGCTCAACTGTACGCCTGCAACGAACTGTACAAACCCGCAAGGAATAACATAACAGAACACAAACAACAAAGGATCGATGGCGATCAGCACGATCCAGTAAAACACGAGCGTGGGCCAGTACCAATTATAAAAAAACATCACGGGCTTATTAGCGAGAAGATCCTTCACAATGCGGAATGGTATCTTATCTGCTTTTTCACGATCAATAAATCCAAAGAAAGATTTTACGACACCCAACTTTTCCGGACAATGTGGATCTAAATCGGTATCACTATTGGCATGATGGTACCGATGTAGTGCTGCATAGTGAACAGCTGTATGTGTTGTTCCAAGTGTACCAAGAAAAGCCATTAACCATTCACGCTTTGTGTCCGTCTTAAAACTTCGGTGGCTAAAATACCTATGTTGCCCTATTGAATGTCCTACCTTTGAAATCAACAGAACAGTCAGCAGCGTTGCAAACAAATACAACCACGATAAGTTGATGACAAGGAGGGTGATTGCAACTGGTAACAGCACGAGACATGACACTTGTGCTGCTTTGATAGCATAGTAATTATTCCAACCTTTAATTTTCTCTAACATTAAACTAGTACCTTTATAACAGACAGGACGTTTTTGCCTCCAAACCCCATATTCATTTTAACAAACCTCTTCCGCCATCCAATACTTATCGGTTCCGTGATGATCCTATCATCCTCAACAATCTTCTCCGTTATTCCTTCGTTCTGAGGGACCTTTCCCGCCATTACAGCCTCCAGAGCCCCGCCAAGTTCGAGAAGGTAAGAGCTTGCTAAGGCGTGACCAAACCTACCCTTCAAGGAAGAAATAGGTATATCCCGTTTGAAGCGTGAGAATAGTTCAAACTCTGTTGCGTCACCTAAAGGAGTACCCGGTGAATGAGCATTCCACCATTCAACGTTGTTCATTGCAACAAGATCAAACATCTTCTCAATTTCATCAAGCGCCCCAATGGCTGTTTTTTCTTGTGGTTGAGTCATGAACATCATTTGCTCAATCTGCGCTACAGGATTGATTGGTTTTGCAGACACAACAAACATCGCTTGGGCTTTGCTAGGTCTGAAACCCTTACTTTTTTTATCAAAAGGTATACCTGTATCTGGCGAAACAGCGCCAAGTGAATTGAACCAATGCATATCGATAGGAGAGAACATATCAGCACACGCAACAATAACAGGAGTACCCTGGTGCGTACTGATAAGCCCTGCTTGATATATTGCATATGCTGAAGAAGTACATGCTGACAGGACAGAGAATGTCATGTTCGAGAGACCAAGTATCCGAGAAATATCGGCATGAACAGATTCAAGGCCTCCAGCAAGGCACAATGATGGTTTGGTCCTTGTTTTTCCTGAACGATAGTTGTTCATCATTGCTTCGTGAGCATCAAAATTGGCTCGCGACGATGAAACAAGGACAGCTGGCCAAGACGGTTCATAGTCATGACCAGATTCGAACTTAGAAAAAAATTCTGTTATGTTAAAATTATTCTCGTACCAAAATTTTTCAATGTATATCATGAAAAGGGCCCCGAAGGGCCCACCTCCATCAAGCAGCTTCAGCAAACTCGACCGCAGTCTCAAGAGCTTTCACCTTGAGGTTTTTGTTAGGACCGAACCAAGCCGAAGTCAAACGATTATCAGCCGACTTACCAATCTTATGATCGGTCAAGTACGTGACAGCGTTAAACGCTTGCCACCAGCTACCTTCAGCAAAACGAGCACCCGGTTGTGTCTCGACAACTTCAAGCGCAAGAGCTGCTGATTTTGAAACCTCTTTACGCTGAGGACCTTTTTCCTTGTCGTATGCAAGGACGGGGAAAACCTTGTTGAAGTACTCTTTCAAAGATTCACCCGTGTAACGCTTCGAACCAAGGAACTCGGCCATCTCTTTATACTTAGCGAGCTTGTCAGTTGCGATTCCAAGCTGCTCTTTTACTTCTGCAGCGTTGAATTCACGACGGTGACTCTTCTTGACCATACGGTCCGTTTGTTGACTGAGTGCAAGTGTTAGCGTGTTATTGCAAACAGCACGGATTGGAGTGAAGCGAATATCGATGGATTGACCGAACTTGTGAGGATTTGTGAACAACAAGAAGGATTCGACCGTATCGCCGTTGAAAAGGTCAAATGACTCCTTAATTTTTGCAAGAACCCATACGATCTGACCACCGCGAAGTGAGCCAGCCGTGTGCATTTCCATGTCACCAGCCGCACAATACTCGTGAAAAAACTCAAAAGCCTCTGTGTTTTGCACAGGATTCCAGTCGGTGGATACGACAGACAGGACTTTATCGTCAGTGCTACGAACAAGAGCCGACCAACCAACATTAACAGGCGTTCCATTAATGTTGGAAAACGCCGGAACTTTTTGAACTTGCCAGTCAAGACCAGCTTTTTGCAGCATTTGAGCAGGGGAAAGGTCATTTGGAACCTGAACACCAAGACCGTGCCAAGGAACTTCACCCGCATAAGCCATTGTTTCAACCATGTGTGCCATAATTAACTCCATTAGATCAGTTAAGGAAGCCTCATCTTATGTGTTTTTTACAAAAACGTCAACAAGGTTTTTAAAGTGGTCTCAGATTTACAAGGTCATCCTGATTTTTCACGTCGATAAGGAGGTGAATTCGCCATGTATCGCCATGATTGACAGCCCAATGCTTGATTCCAGTGTTGAGAAAATACACGTTTCCATCGGCTGGCATGTGTTTTTCTGTTAAAACGCCCTTATATTCGGCGTAGAGCATGCATTTTTCGTTAGTAACGATGGGTAAATGGAAACGAGTAATGTATGTTGGGTCGTAATCTGTATGCGGTTTGATCTCGAAACCGGGTGCCATTGCTGCAAAACGGACTCTTGCCAGTGGAGCTTTGAAAGAATCGAGGATTTTTTCCAATGGACCAGCTACTCGTTCGTTGCGAACACCATAATTATGCTCGTCTGCCTCGGGCAAATAGTGTGGACTGTCCTTTTTTAGCCGTTGAAAACGGATTTTTACGTTATCTTCTTCGAGTTTGAACTCTTTTGAGCGTTTTGCAGGGTCCATTCCCGTTAAATACAGCTGGACATATTTTTCACCTTCAAGAGGAGGAGCTTCGTCTTCCTTGAAAAAGTTGTTTTTTGCATAGTGATTGGCTTCAAGAATTTGTTTAATGTCACTATTCGCACTTGCCTTAACATCATTGTATTGAGATGTATTCAAAAATCCTTGTTCTATACAATATTCGCGTATTTCATCAATGTCAAACCGAGGTATGTCTAATATACCAAATGATGGGAGCTGTTTTCTGTTAAGCATCTTTACGTACCAATTTTATAACTTGATACCCGAGATCAAACTCCCACCACTTACGCTGAAATTTTTCTGATGCCGGTTCAGCATGATGATTATTGTGCCAGCCTTCACCAAAAACGAGGTAGCCGGTAACAAAATTACACGTGCTGTTGTCTTTTGTATCGTAGTTACGATAACCAAGCATATGGTTTACTGTATTAATAGAACTGCCAGCGTTCCATACAAGGGCAGCAGGTACCAGATACAGATATACAACAGCAAAAGGATCAATAAGAAAAAGAACAGTAGCGATGAATCCATGTATTTTAAAGTAGTGTTGGTGTATTTTAAGATGAAATTTGTCACGGAGTAGGTCGACGCTATATTTTACATTGACGGGTTCAAACATACTAAACCATTGGACTCTCCACCACGGTTTAGTGTTAGGTGAATGTGGGTCGCCTTCACGATCTGTGTAACGGTGATGCTGTCTATGTGTCGCAACCCACCCTATTGAACTCCCAGCAGCGATGTAAGTACTTGTCAATGTGCCAAGTATTTCAAACCACCTCGGTGATATCCAGGCTTTATGAGAAAGCAGGCGATGATAAATGACAGTAATAGACGTCCCACCAACAAAATATACAAGTATAGCCATAACCCAATGATACCATGAAGCAAACAGTATCATTGGGATAATTGCTAAATGTGCTATTAGTTGGAGGGCAAAAAGTTTGTGGCTGTCTTTCATAATCTACCTGCATATAAAACTATATATGCATTAAGATTAGAACTCGCTCACGTGGTATTGTGTGCCTTCGATCTTACCGACAAGACTACGCTCAACATATGCACACATAATATCTGTTTGTTTATCCTCCGAGGTTCGCAAGAGAGCTTGATCAATACGACCTTCTAAATAATCACACATATATTTCCACGAATTGCTTTCCATTTTCTCTCCTTTATAAATACCACAACCATTGATAGGAATGTGCTATGAAATATATCCACGTTGTAAAAGTTACCACAGGAAATACTGTTTTTAACAGTAGCGGTGATCTTCAAACATTTTTAAACACACTACAACAGCAGCCTAGCGTAGCCAATGCTGTTAGTTTGATACAAGATAAACAGCATGAGCTAACAATTACCAATGACCTCCTTTCTTATAGCGTCGAGCAAGATGAGACCGGGTTCAAGACCTCACGTGTTTTTGCTTCAGAAGAAGCATGCAACTTGTTTGATAATTGGTACACCAATAATCGAAACACCTTACAAACAATATTTGATGGTACAGATTGTACAATAGACACCACAAATATTGTTTATATTACGGATCAAAGATGGGCCGAGATTGAAGCCACGCTGGATAACTAAACAGGTTAGCTAGCAACAATTACCCACGTTTCCCAATTTTGACGACGAATGTTTGTCAAAGGGATGTTGTGATCTCGACAATATTTCCACGCATCCAAAAAAAATTTAAATTCAAGCATTACAATCTCCTTTAAATTTTGCAAGATACGACGATGCAAGCGAAACATCTTTTATATCGTCAACACGTTCTAGGTCCTCAACTTCACACGCTGCCAAATAATCCTGCAGCAGTTCAATAGCATACAGCACATCATCAAGAGTAGCTACTTCTAACCAGGCTTCAATGGCTGCATCGGGAACCGTTAGCAAGAAGTCTGTGTCTTGTTGTCTATGATCACTCATGAATAATCTCCATTATATTGATAGAGAAGGTACCGTAATACAATATCGGGGTTTTGTTCAAACATATCGTTGGGTGTCAGGCTATTAAAAGCATGATTAGGTGAGTTCCACCACTTATCCCACAAATGTTCTTGATTAGGAAATAGCGTCTCCACTAGCGCAGAACATTTTTCACGTTTGTTCATACACCTAGTCCCATTCCCGCAAGAATAAAGTTTTGTGCTTTTGTAAGCACCTTCTCTTTGGTGACGTTACGGTCGTACATACTATTAATAATCTCAAGTTTACGCAACTGCTTACCACCACCAGCCATTACAACACCTTCAGCAAAGATACGAAAGTCTTCCAAGTTCATTGTATTGTAGGCTTGATAGAGTTCCGTTAGTGCTTCGTTACCCAGAGTGTCATTTTCAAGACGAGGTTTTGAAGACTGCTGTGTACTAAGAATCGGCATTTAGTTTCTCCTTTTTCCACGGATCGGTTCCAAACACTTGAAATCCAGTATTAGCACTGTCTTCTAATTTTGACACATTGTCAATCTCCCAAAAAGATGGGTAGTGTCGTAAACACCACCGCGCCTTATCCCTGATCTCTTTAGGGACTTTTGGTGTAACTGAAGGGGTGCAGAGGTCCTCCAAAAAACTTCTTGTATTTTTTACAGCATTACTACGCTCATATGGAAGGGTCATGGTACACCTCAAAAATATTTACGAACAAAAAAGGAATGAATTTTTTCTACAATCTCTTCATCATTATGACCCATGTGCTTTGCAAACTCTGTCAGAAGTTTGCGTTCTTGTTCAGGGGTAGTAATCATGTTGTGGATATCAAGGTACCCGGCCATTTGAGCTCGGGCATATGCTTCAGGACCAAAACCAAATACATCATACAATACATACCGGTACGACCCATGTAATTCAACATCCCCTTTATGAATTCGACGAACCACGGAGTTAAAACAACAGAGTTGTTGTTCCTTGGACAGTGATCTCCAGTACGTTTCCTCATCTTCCTTAATCTCATCCATAGCCTGCATGAACAAGTTGCTACTGTCAGCAAGTTCTAGCATTGCTTTCTCAACGTCATTATTTGAAGAGGTCATATATTACTCCAATGAATGTTCCTGCTACGGCAATCAACACCATAACCAAAGGCAGCAATAAAATCAACAAGACAACTAGTGTTAATAATCTAACTATTGAAAGAAATAGGGTATATAACAACAAATTTGTTGTTTTCTTGCCTTGCGAGTTTTTGAAGATAGCCATAAAGTTCAGTATTGTAGTCTTGACGTGTTATTCTGACCATTAGACGCTTCACGTCTTTTTTTGTAGACACCCACGTAATAATACCACTTTTGTCCGGGCGCCATTCAACAGGCCAACTAAGATGTTGTTTGTATTTACAAATATAGTCCGAACATATTTTTGGTCTTTGATCATAAATGGTACATCCTTTCTGCGATACAGCCGGGCAAGGTTGCCCTTCTTTTAATTCAAAATTATTAAGGATTGGAATAGTACCAGTTAAAAATCCCTCACAACACGCAGTACATTCATTACAGGGGTTCATGATTTTTTGAGCAAACACAATAATATTGTTTTGCGGTAAGTACTAATGCTGAAAGCCATGGTAAAATACTCTTTGTGAGGTTGTCAAGAGGTGCGAGATGTGAGGCAATAAAAGGTTCTTTGAGAATCATCTGCATTCCAACCAGAAATAATACAAAGCTACCGATAAAAATTGCATTTGGGTACTTGTCAAGCAGTTTGCTAATAATAGTGCTACCAAAAATAATGATTGGAACACTAATTAGTAATCCAAATACAACGAGCCAAAAATTGCCACCCGCAGCAGCAGCAATGCCTAGAGCGTTATCGATACCCATCACAGCATCAGCAACAACAATAGTGGAAATTGCACCCCAGAAGGTTGTCTTTGCTTCGACCGTATGTTCTTTTTCTTGAAAAGCTAGCTTCCATGCAATGTAGAGAAGCGCTAGTCCTCCAATCAACCGAAGTCCAGGGATAAGGAGGAGGTAGCTCAATACTGCTACGCTCGCAAACCTTACCGCTACAGCACCGAAGGTTCCCCACAGAATAGCTTTGCGACGTAGTTCTTCGGGTAGCTTATTAGCAGCCATGCCAATAACGAGAGCATTATCTCCAGCAAGAACAATGTCAATTAAGATAATTGCTAGTACAGCCCATATCATTTCAATCATTTACAAACCCCTACTTTGCCGTAGCAAATAACAAAATCAACCAAACCTAAAGCATCCATGCACATTGCTGTAATTACACAAACACCTGTCACGACAGCGAACAAAAACGCAAACTTTTCTAAAACAATCATGACCACGTCCTATGTGCCTCAGCAATCCATTCCATACCATCATAATCGTGGATACTCCATTGAATGCCATCAGGAATTTCAACTACTTTGAGTTCTGCATATTTTCCGTCTGCACGATCGCCCATCTCTTCAACAATAGATACAAGCACTGGGTCGGTACGGTCGATTTCTTCAACACCTTCATAGTCATCTATACCAAAGAAACGATCCCATGCACCTTTCTCAGGTATCTTCTCACCTTTTCTCCTGAGATATTCTTCTTGAGCAAGGATAGAGAGACTAAAGCCACCATAACAGGTGTTGATGACCACTTTCATTTACGTTTCCTTTTTGCAAATTCTTCTTGAAGTTGCTTACGAGCTTTAAGTAGCTCAATTTCTTCAGGGAATCCAGGATATGTATCCCCACGGTCCTGTCTCTTGAGCCACTGATTGTAATGATCCATTTTACGATTGATAAAGTCCTGGTTCATTTATCTTCCTCTCTTGTATGTTTATCGCAAGCAGTATAAAACCAATGCCTACCTCTTATTGCTCCAAGGTCACCACATTGTTCACACGTAACGGCACTCATTGCCTCTGCCATACGCACCATGCCATCGATTGTTTCATCACCACCATCATAGTAGAACCGAAGCGTACCATACTTCTCTTTTACTTGTGTTACAACAACTTGAGGAATAAGGTCAAAGGGCTTTTGATCGTATTCTGGGTACTTCTTTTTATTCTCTTCGATTCGCTCATTACTTTCTTTACGGTAATCAATATACGATTGGATCTGATAGCAGAGTGTATTAAGGAGTGGTACCCAACCAGCTCCACATTCAATACCAAACATGCAAAAAGGTTCAAGTTCACGGCCTTTGCGAACTTGGAAAATAAGAGGGTATTTTTGAATTAGTTCAGTTACTGTCATTCTTTTCTTCCCCATGCAGATACTTTCACCTGTGTAATAATATCATGGATATCAGAACGGTCTAGCCACGTGCCAACAAATTCTACCTGCGGATTTATAATGCCTCTCAGTGTATCTGGTCCTGACACGTAACAAAACCAACAATCTAATCCTTTTTCTCGATGATATGTTCTAAACTGTTCGTATGTGCCAGCAACAATGTAAATAGGCTGCTTTTTAGCAACAGATTCGGTTAGTTGCCTCGAGTGTTCGTTATAGCCACACTCATAAATTCGTTCAAGCAACATACGAAGCGATTCTGCTTCCGAAAAGCCACCTTGAACTAAACCAAGGATTGCTTGATTTACTACTTCTTCTTTATATGATTTCATTTTTTTAGCTTTTTAATTTCTGCTTTGAGATTACGATTCTCATACCTAGCCCAACCCAAATCATCTTGCATCTTTTGCATCTGTTCAGCAAAGTCACGGTCAGCAGGTGTTAGGTTTTCTTCTGGTGTGATAATGAACTTACCTGCATCCCAATCGAACCCCATACCAATGTGTTTGATCTTAACTGTTGGATGAGCACCTACAGTAGAGTATGGGAGTTTAATTTGAATAACAACTTCTGGATCTTCACGTACCATTCGTTCTTCGTGGTAATGTGCATTCACCAATCGGTGCAATTCACTTAGTTTCATCATTTTGCTCCATCTGCCAATTTGGTTTCTCCATCTGGACCACTAATATCATACCGGCCGCCACACTTGCCACAATAGAACCACGACCAACCAAAGCCATTGTCATGATACTTACCTCCGCGGTGCCCTTCAAGAAAACAATCACGAAGCAATTGTTTCTTAGCAGGGTAGTAAACATTATTATCGTAATCGGCCATAAGTTCTTCCATCCTTAATGACCTGGCACGATCAATCTCACCACGGCGTTTCCAGATATCACTCATTAATCAATCCCAAACATCTTCTGTTCTAGAATCCTTAGATAGTCTCGTGCTTTCTGAAAATCACGGTCATACAATGCACGTTCAGTCAACATAAGGTCTTGTCGAAACTCACCATAGATGGCTTCAATAACTTGGCGCTTGGTTCGATGAATTGCTTCTTCTAGTGCATCACCACCTTCTTGAAGAAGATCAAGGTCACTTACATGGACTTGAGAACCAATTATGACACTGATACGATATTGTTTAGCAATACCTTCAGTTCCTCTTAGGTCTTGAGTATGTGACTTGATATTGAATACATCTTGAAACAGTGTAGAGAAACTTTCTTTAATAAGTTTTCGTTCACCGGTGTCATGTGCTTCAATTGCTCTTACTACTTGGCTCATTCTTTAACTCCAAATTGTTCTCTAATTAACAGCCCATAAGTTGAATAGGGATAACAAGATTCTTTGTCTGCAAGTTTAGCACATTCCTTAACAATTAACTCGGCGAACTTTTCAAATTTTTCTATATCTGAATTGGCATAAAATCCAGCCTCTCGGGCAAGTTCTTGGATTCGTTCATTCATCGCTTTCCCCAAAGAAATCGCAGTGTTAATCCATCAATAAAATTTTGCTTGAACCGGGTTTCAGGTGCCCACATTACATAGCCGAGGAGAATGCCTACAATCCAACCAACAAAAAACCAAACAGTATCATCCATCATTCAACTCCAAAATGTTCTTTTATCTCAATTGCAACTTGTGGTCGCGTAGTATATTCTACACTCGAATCTAATACTGTGTCAATACATTCTTGAACAATCAACTCGGCGAATTCTTCAATGGCTGCACGTTGAATGGGACCAGTTTGAAAGAAGTTTAGAATGCGTTCATTACATTGTGCTAGTTCTTCAATTCGGTCATTCATGATTGATCTCTCAGTTGAAGTAGCCCATCGATCAACATAGGAATTGCTCTCACATCAAAATTAAACTCTACAGGATTACCGAAGTAATCATAATCATGAATTTGAATATAGGCAAGCCGACTATCTTTTCTAAGTGTTAGGTAAGGTGTTCCGTCAGGTCTTGTTAGTTCGATTCGTTTGTTAGGTTGTTTTACCTCTACCGGACCACAGATATGTGCATAATCAAATGCAGGTTCTTCACGCCCACATTTATGGCACTTAATGAAGTTCATAGCCAACTTCCTTTCAAAACATACGCTTTACGCTTACCACGCACCCGAACATCAATTTGACGATGTGGTCGTTTTAGTTTCTTAGCGTAGTATCGTGCTTTACCGAGATATGGTGTAGCAATAAAGTTAGACCAACCACCGTCGGGAAAGGTTCTCGGTTTGTATAGTAGCACGTAATAAAGTTTTTTTGGTGTGACAAAACGCATCATTTAACTCCAAAATGTTCTTTAATTCGCATATTATACCAATCACCTAATTTACTTCCATCGTTTACAGCATCACAACATTCCCTAACAATCAACTCGGCGAACAATTCTAAATCAATATGAACATTGTAGAATTCATTATGGGATTCTTCAGCAAGTTCTCGAATTCGTTTGTTCACTTTACAATCTCTTTGCAATGTTTAACAGCATCAGTATACAGCAATGTGCCATTCTTGTCAAGGCAGTTGTTGTAAATACGCATCTTTTCCAACTTACCACCAATAACAATTAGCAAAACAATAGCCGCAAGTGTTAAACCTGCTACGGGAAAGACCCACCAATTATCATTCATCTTCACACCTCGGTCCATGTTCAAGGTAATCCTTCATATAGACATCACCATGTTCTAGATAGAACTTATGGTATTCCCAGCCTCTGCGAAAAGACTCATATCTCCTCCCTGCAAGTTTTACGCCTTCTTCTGTCATGGGTACTTGGTATGCTTCTGAATCACGCCATGCACTAAAGATTAGTTGATCTTCATTCATGAAAATTCTCTACTACAGAAAGCGTATCCTTCTGGATCATCCCAATCGTATTCAGGATTAAACCAAGTATATCCAGACTTGTCAGGTTTTCCCTTCATCATTGTGTTGAAGGTTCTTTCGCCCATGAGTATTTGTGTAACTGGGTGCTTTTGGTCCTTCAATATATTCAACGAACCAATCGTAGTCGATACGTTCTCCGTATTCATCCATGATAACTTTATCTTTGAGAAATTCTTTCCATGCTTGCCAGCTTACAAGCCGTTCAGCGCGATATCCATGAAAAGAAAATGCCCAACCACCAGAAGATTTACCGATGTGGTATTCTTCATCATATCGGTCGCAGCATTCACAGTGATTAGATGCAACGTAGTAGTTGGTTCCCATTATACAGTCACTCCCAAAACATTATACATGAACTGATCCAATTCTCTCTGATAATCTAGTCCTTGTCTACGCTTGTGGTAGATAACTTTTAGCTCTTCGACATGATCCATACTAGGAAGTCGGATGTCTCGTTTCCTTAGTTCATCGACAAGGTCGGCCGTGTCGATTTCGTCCATGTCCACATCAATGTTAGCACTGACAGTAACGTAGGTCATTTCTTCTTCTCAATCTCATGCTTGGCTTCGTCATAAAAAATAGCATACATCATAACGATCAAGAAGCCGATGAAGCCAAAAGAAAGATAGGTCATCAATTCTTCGGCTGTAAGGTGATTTGTTACAAATCCCACGATAGCACCTACGAGTGCAGCGATGCCAAGGATCTTAGCCATTTTAGTGAGAGCGAGGATATGGATGTTCATTCAGTTACTCCTTTATATACAAAAGATTGAGCGTAATTATCAGTTACAGGACATTTATATGTCATAATGTCTTCACCGCGTGGTCCTTCTTCGATGTTAATGAATTCAACATCATCGACGTCGTGATGGTTACCACAACTGCAGATAAGGTAGTGTCTCATGCTTTCACCTTTAGAACCATGAAGTCCGTGCCGAGTTGTTGGACGACCAGGTCTGCGAGTTCAACCTGTCGTTTAAATGCCTCTTGTTCGTGTGGGCGGTTGCGATAGCTTTCACGGACGGCATCGCCTTTCCAGAAAGTGACATATTTACCTTTGCGCCACCGTTGTGCAAGGCGTCCTTGGTGGTATTGTTCTGCGTGAACCAATTCATGTGCGAGGATCTCCAATACATTACGACCAGTTGTTTTGTAATCAAGTACAGCCAAGTGTGCACGTTCAATGTACCAGCCAAGGTAGTTGCCTTTGACGCTGGCAATACGGATCTTGATATCGCGAGGAAGGTCAAGTTCTTTTTTGAGGATGGGGAGAGCTGTCTCTACAATATTGATAGCTCGTTCGCTCTGAGCGCGATCTGATCTAGATGCATAGCGAGAGGCATGTGATTGCCAGATGTGTGGTGTAACTTTGATGTCGGAAGAAGTGATGTAGTGCTTAGCCATGATTTAAACTCCTCATTAACGACAAGAGCACTATACAACGAGACCAGCTAAAGAGTCAACATAATTACTTTTTAATTCCGAAACGATTTCCTCGTAGCCATTCCAACTGGCTTGCAGCCTCATCATGCCCATGCCAAAGTAGGTTGTCAATGCATTCCTGGATGATTAGTTCGGCGAACTTTTCTGAATAATAGTCAACCCATTTATTGACGTCTTTTTCAAAGTAATCAGTATCCAAGTTAGTCGTAATCCCAGCCTGTTCAGCAAGCTCTAGAATTCGTTTGTTCATATCAGCGCTCCTTCAAAGTGCCCGGCTATAGAAGATATGTCTACCGATCTGAGTGATATGAGCATTGTTATCGCGCCATTTAGGACTGACATAGTCTGCATGATAGAAGAGGCCATGCTCTAGTCCTTTCACTCTATACCCCTCTACTACTACATTATATGCAATACGCTTGGATTCCTCCCATGCAGGACCTTTAGGATTTGTCCAGCGAATCTTCTTATCGTTTGCCCAACTAAACTGATATGGATCCAGGATCACATCACAAATCTTCTTTGGATACTTAGGATTCATTTTGCGGTTAAGTGTTACCTGCGCAACTGCATAGCGACCAATCTCAGGCTCATGTGCAGCTTCATGATATATGTTCTTTGCCATACAGAAGATGTCAAGTGGGTCATGCTTCAATTGATGATCTGTACGGATCACCTGCAAAGGAGGCTTAATGCTAGGTGCAGGCGCCTGTGGCACTGGTTGCTGCAATACTTCTGCTCGCAACTCCTTGATCTCTGATGTAATTGCTAACTGTCCCTGTACGATAGCAATCTGATTCTCATAGAGTGCCTCTACACTCGCAAAAAGATTCTGCACGTCTCTATACTGCCAATAGAGGATGAGAGGCGCCAATAAGAAGAATGTAATTCGGATAGCCCAGATCATTTGCAGACGCTCCTTTTCGCGATTTTTTGCCAAAAAAATTTTTTGAGACAGCTTTTTTCAGATTCGGATAAAACAAGGCGGGCCCCCCTTTGGAGACACACAGCCAAGTACTGGAACCCGGGTACGGGTACCTGCGCGTTAAAAAAGGCGGGCCCCCGGCGGGCTGCAGGGGAGCAGTACGACTCTGCAGGGGGCCGCAGGGGCCCCTGCAGGCACTCAAACTTCGCTGGGGAGCACTTCGCTCTCGTCGAGCAAGACTACGCTGACTGGCTCAGAGCGCCATGGCAGGCGAACAGTGTTGTCAAGCATGACTCTGTACTGTACCATGCCGCCGTACTTTACTCGGCTGTCATGCACAACACCCTCCACAACCTTCCCATGGTAGTTCCCACGGATACGCTCGCCATCTTTCACCCAGCTCTGTTGTTGCATGATCAGCTCCTTTGTTTGACAGTAGGGAGAGTATCCCCTAGACCAGGTAACAGGTCAACGCGGGATCTCTTTGGAGACGATGATGGATGCGTAGGGGCCATAATCCCGACCGAAACACTTCCAGCACTGCTCCTCCTTGGAGAAGAGGTAGCAGTAGTCGTAGCCGCTGTTGAGTACCTCATCCACACTCTCAAATGTCTCCGTGCCAATATCGCTGTCCTTGAAGCGCTCGACTTCCCCTTCAACAAAGCAGCGGATCTGCGGACCACCGATCAGAGCGATGGCATGCTCAGCGGTGCTGTAGTACGCAACAAGCTGCTTACCGACGTGCGACGGGTATCCATCATAGTGACAGTAGTTGCCAATCAGTTTGCCGTTGCTCTGTTGCATGCCGATGAATGCACGAGTACTCATGTTGAACTCCTTAATGAATGAGAGGACATTCTCTGCCGAACACATCGTTGAGGGCAAGCAGTGTGCTGTCCTTCACACTGCAGTACACCCTGTAGTACTGGTACGTAGTCGTGAACTCCGCCAGCATACCCTCTGCTTCTGCATAATCCTCCGCCGCCTGCAGGAAGGCGACGAAGGACATCTCTGAGTACTTCATGCTACCTGCTCACGACGTTGCCGAGCCATCAGCGTAAGGAGGTACTTAGCGATGTTCAGCTGCTGACGGATTTGCTCGGGCCTGACATGGTCAAACGGCACAACCTCTTGCACATCGCTCAGGATGCCAGCCACAACCATCTCCAGGCCGCAGCACTGAGCCGTGATGCTGTTGACATACTCTTCCTGGATGCGCTCGACCGACATGCCGTAGACTTTGATCTCGTTTGCACTCATCATTAGCTCCTTGTTTAACAGTGAGGCCAGTATCCCTCAGAACACTGGCCTGGTCAACTCTTAGGCTGCCACACAGAATCCGATGTGGATCACCGGCAGAGCATTGACACCAAGGAACACTGGGAAGAAGCGACCGTCTTCCGTGATGCTGATGATGAACCGCAGATCGTCACGCTTGCTGCAGACCTGCGTCATCGCTGCCTTGATGGCGTTCTCGCGGGTCTTGTAGGTCTTGCTCGGCTGAAGATTGATGTACATCACTAACTCCTTTGTTTAACGTGAGGCCAGTATCCCATAGACCAGCCTCACGGTCAACTCAGGTCAGACCTTTTTTTTGCGAGGGGCGATCTCGCCATAGAACCGAACATAGAGATGATCAGACAACCCTTGAATGATGAGGAGGTTGTGTTGAGCAAGACGATTGCGGATAATGTTGATCAGCTCGTCATACTTGCTGTGAGGCTCAGGTCCCAGATAGAGAGGACTCAAGCAGACCTGACGCAGCTTCGGATTCTCAACATCCACTTTGTCTGTCCACGAATGACGCTCGAACGTGACACCGATATCACGAGCAGCTTCACGAATGATACGACGAACTTGACGAGTGTTAGGCATTGCGAACATAATAGACTCCTTATGATGAATGAAAGGCTGGCCTGTTGTAGGCCAGCCTTGTTGTCAACTTAGGCCAGCTTCTTCTTTGCATTGTAGTAGTACGTCGTTGCTCCCTGCACCGTCATACCACACACATCCATGATCTCAGCGATCGCTTCTTTACGAGTGCCTGCCTTCTGCACGATCTCCAGAGCGAGATCAGCCTTCGTGCCTGGGCGAGCCTTTAGCTTTACTACTTCGACCACCTGCTCTGCAAGATCCTTCTTCGCTGCAGGCTTAGCCCGGACAGCTTTCTTCTTTGCAGGAGCAACTACTGCAGCAGCAGCATCTTTGCCATCGATGAGGGACTGGGTGAGCATTGAGAAGACTTGGTTCATTTGAAACTCCTTTAATTGATTAACGTAAGGCCAGCATACCATAGACCAGATTTCAGGTCAACTCCATTCTTCATTCTCTTCATCATACTGATCGAGCCATTCTTCGGCAGTGTCGATAGTCGTGCTACCGATTTTGATGAGACCGTTCCCATCTGAGCAGGTATCGAAATCCTCTTTCATGTCAACAACAGCACCCACATCAGCAAGGATGTACTCATAGCGAGAAGTGTCTTTCCACAACACACATCCGATAGTGCCAGAGTCGACAGGGTATTTGTTGCCAAACTGGTCGTTGTACTCTCCATCACCATATGCAGTGTTGTAGAGTGCGAACTTGCGACCATCTGGCAGCTCAAACTCACCCTCACGTCCATCCATCGTGATGTTGCACACATCATTCCAGTCGTCCATGTTGAACACATAGCAGAGGTCACCGATGTAGTACGTTCCAGCTTTCATTACCATCTCCTGTTAAAGTAGGGCCAGTCTATACTAGACCAGCCCTTTGGTCAACTCAGGCCTTATGAAGGTCCCAACCAGCTTCCATATCCTGGATGAGGTCGAACTCACAACCCAGATCGATCTCCTCGTAGAGAGCTCCGAATACTTCCTGCAGGAACCGACGGAACTGCTCTTCGATTACTTCCTGCTGCACTTCGTCTGCAAGGATCTGCAGCTCGGCGTTGACATCTTCCATCTCTGCTTGCTCCCGATTGACTTCGTAGAAGAATTGTGCTTGGCTCATTACTAACTCCTTTGTTTAACGTGAGGCCATCATACTATAGACCAGGTATCAGGTCAACTCACAATTATGTTCTTCTTGACAGAGCTGGTCCCACGCAATGTACACCCATTCAATAGGCACATCATACTTCCGTGCAATGCTTTTGTCGGAGAGGAACCCATCGCGGATATCTTCTTTGATGTCTTCCAGGAGTTCTTTCGCACGGCTCATGCTACACCTCGCTCTTCTTTGCGGAGCTCACGCTCCATTACCTTAGTACGCTTGTCGTTGTGTCGGACATTCTTGCAGCGGACCAATACACGATTGATCTTCCGCTTGTCAGCCATCTTGCGTGCCCAGCTCATTATGCAGCCTCCGGAGGAGTGTTGAATTTGTGATAGAAGAAGTGATGGAGGGAGTCCTCGAGCTCGTTTGTAGGAGCTTCGTGAATGCCTTGATCGTACAGTGTTGCTACGTCTGCTGCGAAGAAGTCCCGCAGCTCCTTTGTGGTAGGCCTGCGGCCAAAGAGCCCTTCAAAGGCCTCTTCAACCATCTCGAGAATCACAGTAGGAATGTAGACTTGAACGTACATCTCAATCTCCTTATTTAAGGTCTGGCCATATTACTACAGACCAGACCTTAGGTCAACTATTTGTTTATTGAGCTTGTTCTGAGAAAGGGATTCTTACAATGAGAGAATTAAAGGTGTAACACATACGACCCAAGAGAAATGGATCCGTGTACTTTAGGGTTTTGATTTTGAACTCTTGTACACCTGCTGTTTGTAGAACTGATGTGATGTCTGAAATGAGTTCCTCTGCACCTACTTTGGGATCAAAATAGCACTTGACAGTTCTACAAGTTTTGTACTTGTTTGTGAACACGAGTCCACGTGTACTCTCGTGTTTGTACATTACATTGCGAACGAGTTGAGTAGGACGAACAACAGATTTGATTTGAACTGACATCTCTATCTCCTTGTTAAGGTCTGGCCATATTACAACAGACCAGACCTTAGGTCAACTCAGACCAACTTCTTTGCATTGTAGAAGTATGTAGTGGCACCAGCGAGCGACATGCCGAGCTCATCCTGGATTGCTTGGATGGTCGCAGCCTTCTCCCCACTCAAACGCTTGAAGATGTCAACAGCACGCTCTTGTTTGGTAGGACCACCATCAGCAGTCTTCTTTGCCTTCTTTGACTTCTTCTTGCGCTCAATGGGAGGGTTCGCCTTCTTCTCGAACTCCTGAGCAGCTGCCTTCTTGAAGGACTGGATACGAGCTGCATGCTCGAGGTCCTCAGGGAACCCTGGGTAGGGACCATTCTTGAACGTCCGCTTGGGATCTCCCAGCCACTCATTGTAATGAGCGAGCTTGCGGGTGAGATAGTCGTTGTAGTCGTTGTAGGAAGCGAAGCGAGTGGAATCAAACATTTATTTCACCATCACGGTTTTGTCAATGAGATACGCATACTGCGCGGTGTAGACAGGCTCATTCGTCTCTTTGTTGACGAAGTGTCCTGCCTTGTAGGGATTGTATGAGACCTTGGCGAGACCGTCAACAGAGCTGGGCTCATATGAGTACACATCCAGCGTGCCAACAGCTCCTGCATGCACATTCTTCTTCTTCTCCCGCAGCACTCGTTGACGTCCAGCCTCGGACACCTTGAATGTGACGTTATGCAGAGCGATAGTCTTCGCATGCTGGACCACCCGGCCCTTGCGGGGACCCTCGAGAGCTTTGACAGACCAGCACTTCTTGTGCAAGTTGAAGTACACGAACACTTTCATTTGGAACTCCATTTGAACAGTGAGGTCAGTATAGCACAGACCAAATACCAGGTCAACTCAGTTGGGTATTAGATTGTAGTGTACGGCGATCCAGAGCGATACAGCAGCAAGAGAGAGTCCGAACACCAATTGGATGAACATGACAACGGCTGTGATCAGCCTGTATGTCTGCACTCCTACCCAGGCGGCAAAGCCGCCCCAGATGCCAGTCTTGATAGCGCTTCGCTTCATGATTACTCCACAATGGTGATAAAGTCTTTATGCGCAAGGAACGACCCTGCACCGTGTTTGGTAGGGGCGATCTCGATCAATTCGCCAAGCACAGAGATGATGTAGTACTCCGTCCCTTTGTAGATTGCCTTCATCATTAGTCCTTTTGTTTAACGACAAGGCCACTGTCTCATAGACCAAAACAGAAGTCAACATATTTATTTCCTACAATGTAGGATATGTGGTCTGTTGTCTTGGTCTCTTTTTTTATGGATGATGTCTCTATGCGTTCGAACAGGCACTCTGGGGATGGACGGCGAGAGCGCGCCACCGCCAACCCCGCGCAAACGGTCCCCCACTCATTGTCTCATACTTTGCATGAGCTTGTCAACAGTATGGTCTTTTGAATGAGCTTACTGTTGACTTGGGTATTTTGATAGAGAGTTGATGAGAGAATGTGTTTGTTATAATATGTTGTTGTTGTTTGAGAGGTGTTTAATTTAATGGAGAGAGAAATGAGTAAAGTTGTGATTAATAAAGTTGTGAATGTGAGTGTGATGATTGAGAAGATGAAGAGTGAGATTGAGTATTTGAATAATGGGTTTGAGTATAGTGATATTGTGGAGATTATTGAAGAGGGAGGGGATGGAGTATATGAGTTTGTGTTTGGATGTAGGGGAGGGTTAGAGGAGTTTAGGAAGAGTGATGAGTATATGGGGTTTGAGGAGTGGAAGGAGAATATTAGGAAGGAGTTTGGAGAGGAATGTGATGATGAGGATTGTGATTGGAATGAGTGGTATGATGATGGGTTTATGTTGTGGGAGAGTGGGAATGAGGAGTGGATGTATTGTGTGAGTTATGGTGAGGAGGAGTATAGTGTGTTTGTGAATGTGAAGAATGATTAGAAGGGGTTGATAATTAAAAAGAATCTAGTGTAAAAGCTAGATTCTTTTTTTTTATTTGGAGGGGTTTTTTACATTGTAGGAAATGATTTTGTATTGTGGGATTGTTGAGGTATGAAATGTTTAGATGTGAATAGTTGAGGTATGAAATGTTGAGGTGGGGAGTATTTTGTATTGTGGGAAATGATTTTGTATTATGGGAAAGTGATTGAGAGATGGTCTGTTGACTTTTGAGAGAGTCTGAGGTCCAAATCACCTCACACCACCCCCCGTATTTAAACGCATTTCCTACTATGCAAAATATCTTATCCTACAATGCAGGAAACTCCGTTGAAACTCTATTATGCTACTAGGCTTAGGTAACGTAACTCCGCAAGACTAGTAAAAAATTAATTATTTTGTGATTGTACTACGCTACGTAAAATAATAGGTAAACGGTTTAGTAAAAAGAATATCCTAAAGCTAGGTAAACGAAGTCCTCAAGATGGGGACTAACAGGTTCTATACATTATAGGTAACCGGTATATCCTACGCACTCACTAGCTTCTTCTATGGTCACTTTTGATTCAAACCTCAGTGATATCAGTATCCTATCCTGGTTACCTATTTGAACGTTATGTGGTTGGTCTATTCTGACAAAGTGTGGTTTTGATATGTAAAGCTCATCAACAACAAGTGGTTGGGTAATCCATTTTATTCTATATGTTGATATGCGTGGTAATGGGGGCGGTTGTTCTTTCTCGAAGTACACCAACTCATATTCTCCATCCCACCACCTCATTATTGAGGAATCATTGCCTATAATGGGTATGTTGTATGCAACAGATGTAGGAATAACTGTTCCGTTCAACAGTTTTAAGTAATCAATATGAATAATCTGCTCATCATGAGCTGGTCTATTAAACACGTTAACTGATATAACGCGAGGAAGGCCATACTCACATAATTCTTCCTCTACCTTTTCCATAACATACCTCAGACCCGGTGTCCACTGCTTACGGAAGAAGGAGTTGATCTTTGTTAAAAACTTAGTATCCCCACTCAAAGCCCAGTCACTAAGGATAGATACGAATTTAAATTCATATGGGAAGTAATTCATCACTGATAGCAGTTAACGACTAGATGAATTCTATCTTCTCTCGATGCATTAACTGCTGTATGCTTTGATTTCACATCATAAAGGTAAAGTCTTCCTGTATCATGCATCTTACCTACTATCTCATTATTAATGAAGAAACATCCTTCATTAGTCACTATAGGAATATGTAATCTCATACTACTATCATCTTTATGATATGTCAGGCATGTCTTTGGTTTCATTCTCATTAGTCTTGCTCTACCAATATAGCTTCTATGCTGGAACCAGACATGTTCTTCTAGCTCTTT